GGCGCGAAACCAACTCGCGAGTACCCCCGGGGTGTTCCACAGTACCTTTTTTCAAAAATGAATGTCTCATTGTCTCTCTAGTGAATTGAGTCAGAGGGGCCTGCCCCCTCCGCATCATCGCTGTGTTTATAAATAACACCTTGTTCTAGCTTGCTGATTCTTCTGTTAATAAAACTCATCTTAAACGTGAGCATCAGTATCATCATCAACGAAAGGACCATACTGATGTCATGTGCTGTAATTGCATTCTGGCTCATTGGTGCATCCCTCACCCCCCACCCTAAAACACATGTAGTGTGACGTGTGTATTGGGAAAGCTAGCACCTGATCAACGTCGCCTAAATGTACGTACATGTGGGACATCATTGAGCTTTCAGTCCGCTCCTACGTCTCACCTCTGCTACCTCTCTTTTCATCGCCGCGAGGGTGATGGGGCCTTGCTTGGGAAGCACCTGCCTCACAGCCCGCTTCATAGCCGGATTGGAATCGATGCGGATGCGCTTGCGGTTGATGGCCCAAATCATCTTCAGCTTGGACTTCGGGCTTGAGCCCTTCGTTTTGAAAAAGCCGAAGCCTCCGGAGGACAGCTCCAGCATCGCTACGTTTTTGCGGTTCTTGCGGGCTTCGCGGATCTGGATTGCATTGCGCTGCTTCCGCCCCTTGCCCCTCCGTGGTTTCACGAAGATGTTGCGCATGCGGTTCGGCCTCGCCACCAGGCGCTTATAGCTGTTCCCGGTTCGGGCCTTGTTGGTGGGAACGCCCAGGCCATGCTTGCCACGCCCCACCACGGCTCCCCCGTCTTCGTTTTTGCGTAGGTACTCCAGCCGCGATCCTACGATAGTGCGCATAGTGTTGATGTCGGGCTTGCGGGACTTGACCAGCTTGACGGATCGGAGCGTCCACGTGTTGCGTAGCGTCATGGTCCGTTGCAGCTCCCGTTTCCACTTCACTTGGAGCATCCGCCCCAGCGTGTTGTTAGCGTTTAACATCGCGAACGGGATCGCCTTGTCCCTGATGCGGATCAGGGCCTTCGTGTACTTCTCAAGATCATTATCAGGCATCAGAACAGCTCCGGCTCAGAGGCTAGTGTATCAACTCCACAGATGTACCGCACCCCGTGGATCTTCTTCTCGCGGCAGCCCATCGCCCTCAGCGCATCATAGATGCCGCGCAGGGTTGGTTTTGGGATGCCATGCTCCTCGCAGTAGCGCTCCACGGCATAGCGCACATCCGTCCGAGTGGTGTCCACCTCCGGGTTGAGCTTGATCGCCTCCAGCCATGCCTCCGTTTCGTAGTTGGCCTTGATGGCCTTCTCCGTCTTGGCGACCCGGAGCACTCCCACCAGCATCTCAATCAGTGGATGGTTGGCTGGTAGCTCGGTCTCATCTATCGAAATCGTCAACTTAATCATGTGCCCCTTGTGCTGCACGGTGCCGCTTCGGCCCCTTTTGCCGCTTATACCCCACCTGCCCTTTCAGTACAAGCGTAGAGATTCCACCCCCTCCGGATATTCGGCAATTTAGGGGCCAGTTAGGGGCTAGTTTGGACTTCTGAGATTTTTGCAAAAGTCAGCCATTTTTCCCTACAGGGGGCCAGTTCGGCCCAAATTCGGCCATTTCTCCCTATTCCATCTCTAGAAACGAAAACAGCTGCTGTTAATGCTGTATGTGCTGCCTTTGTTGCATGTAGCGGAACGGAGAATATTTGCGGCCCCTGACGCCCCTTGCGGCTAAAAGCGGCCAAAGTAGATATATGGTAGCAGCCCCTAACTGGCCCCTTAATTCGACGAACACGCCCCCCACAGCTGAAAACAGCCACAACCTCAGCCACCGAACTGGCCCCCGTTATGATTCTTCAACGTGTAAGTGGTGGAAGCGGGATTAATCGGCTCAAAGCCAGCCACTTTCATGCACAGAATTAGCCGGGCATACGAAACCCGGCTCAGGTCCACGAGCCCCAGCAGCTGACGGCGCACCCAGGCCGGGCTGTAGCCGCCTTGGTGGGGCGGAGGCTCCTCCAGGAGCCCAGCCCGGCACCGAGCCGCCACAGCCTGAATATGGGCCAGCAAATCGGCATCAGTGGTCACCGCGAGCTACCTCCATGCAGCGCCGCAGAACGGGCAACACTTCGTTGATGCCGTCACCCAGGCCGTGCATGTAGCCAAGTATCGCGCCCACGATACAGGCTCCCAGCGTCAGCACCAACACCTGACCGCGCCCAAACACACCCTCAGGGAAGGGGGCGCCACGCTTCGAACAGTCCTTCATGGCATCCTCTGCACTACAGCATAGGCCACCATCATGGCCCGCTGCCTCGTGAACGAATCGTGGAGCGGGTGCGTGAGCAGCTGCAACCCACCCCCAGGGGTAGGATGAACAATGACACACCCGCCCAGCAACAACGCCGGCCCCCGACGCTGGACCAGGTCCCGCCACGGGTCAGTCACAAGCCTGTCCTGTCGTAAGAATACTTCCCAAGGGCATCGACGGGCCGGAACGTGCCGTCGCCCTGGCTCACGAGCCGCTCCCCGATGAACATCAGCGCCTGATTGCCGCGCTCCGTTCGGCAGTTGTGGTACACGCCATCGATGTGCCCCAGGAGCAAGAAGTCGGACCCATCGGAACAGTCCACCACAACCTTGGAACCGAGCGGAAGCTCACGGGGTGTATGTAGAGTCACGCCGCTCACGGCAGCAACTCCTTGAGGTTGGCGCGAAGGGTTTCCAGCATCTGGAACTCCAGCTCCGACAGTTCTTTGTACGAAAACTCGCCAGCCAGCACCGCCACGAACTCCCCCGCCGTCTCCCCCGCCTGCCTCAGCGCCGCTTCTAGTTTGGCGATGCGTTTCTGTGCTGCCAGAAGCTCGGATTTTGTCTTCCGGCAGTTGCGCATAGATGGGTCATCCGCGTCCTTACGTCGGTTTCTCCAGCGACCCTTCTTAACCATGTCAGCTGTATTGTCTTTGCCCGTCCCAAGCCAAAGGTGGCCTGGATTCACGCAACCGGGCGTGTCGCATTTGTGCAGCACAAACTGCCCGCGCCCAATCTCACCGCAATGCATCTCGAAGGAGACTCGGTGAGCTTTTCGCATCGTGCCTCGGTCCCAGAAGTTGCCGTAGCCGTGCTCATTCGTAGCGCCGCACCATAGCCAGCATCCGGACATGGGTTCCGGGGATACCTTTGCCATGAAACGCTCACGCCTGGTCTTGTCGATGCGAGGTTCCCTTCTCCCGCTGAGCCAGTCACTTATCGTCGACTGCGCAAAACCGAGTTGTCTCGCAATCTCCCTATGGGGCATGCCTTCTTTATCGAGCTGAACTGCCTCAACAAAAGCCTGGGAGTTGTCGGTCACTGCTCACCTGCCAGTTTTTTTAGCCGCGCTATCTCCTCGGCTTGGGCGGCGATGGTGAGGCCGGCGAGGCTTAGTCGTTCCGTGTCTATGTCCACATGTTCGATACAGCAGCCTACAGCCCATACGTCTTCAAGGGGTCGCGGCTCATTCCCGCTCTGCTTCCAAGCCACAATGTAGGCGATGGCTTCGGGGCTTAGGGTGTCAGTCATTTTCTCCACAGTCTTGTAAGGGTTTAGTTGTGCAAGAAGAGGCTTTTCCGCCCAATCGATCCAGCTCATCCCGTTCGGCGGTTTCACTTCCCCTCCTCCGGCGTCGGCGGCACGCCAAGCGGCCCCATGGCTTTCTTGGCGATTTCGAGGCGGGCGCGGAAGTCGGCGATTTCGGCCTTTAGTTCTCGAATCGCTCTATCTGCATCACCATAGTGGTTCATCTTGAGGATGCGTTTGTTCACCTTCAGCAGCTCGGCGACGAGAGCGCCCCAGGGGCCGAGCACCAGCTTTTGATTGAAGTCGACATGAACAACCCCCTCGGGAAAGTTGAAGCAAGCAGCGGTGCCACGGTCGGAGAAGCGCCCATCATTCTCCAGCGCCTCTACCAGCGCTTCCCGCATATCGGGCGTGAGGTCTTTGAGGTTCATGGTGCAATCCCTTCGTCCCACGTGTAGGTGTCCGGGCCATCCTCGCCGGCACAGGCTTCAGCAACGACTCTCTCGTAGTCGTCCCCAGTGAGGGCCCTCACGATCTGGTCAATAACCCAGGCCTTGTGGTGGTCGCCGTTGATTCCGCCGTACCGGATAGCGATGTCCAGCGCCTTCTTCTGCTGCCCCTCCAGCTCCGCAATCCGCTCGCGTGACGCCTCGTGATGGCTCTCCTCGACCTCTAAGCGCTGGTCCAGTTCTTCGATCCGTTCCGCCATGGGGACGAAAGATCGGAGAGCAGCGGCGACATATTGCCTCTCTGCCTCTGGTGGTTGACCTTTGTTTGCCGCTTCCCGCAGCCGCTTCGCCTCCTCAACGGTGGGCAGTTTCGGGTCAGTCATCGCCTCGGCCTCCGCTTCGTGGTCCCTGGTGGGCGCCCCTTCCGTATCGGGTTTAGTTGCGAGTGCTCCGGGCAATACTGCGCGAAGTAGTCACCGAGGAACAGGCACTCACAGTGAGTGCAGTTCCGCAGGAGGTGCCCCCGGTCCTTAGCCGGGCTCCCTACAGCGGATGAGTAAGTGGCGGCACGTCGGTCAGGCATTAGAGCAGCTCCTTAGCGTTGCGCCGCACGTCCGCCATAGCAGGCCAAGCCCGCTCACCGTCACCGCAACCCCAGCCAGCAATGGCCGCCTCGGTGGCCAGCTTAAGCGCCTTCTTGAGCCGCTCCACCTCATCCGGCTCACCGAAGCGCACAACCACAGGACCAACGGCCTCCATATAAGTGATGGCACGGTCAGCCGCGTGCGGGTTCTCTGGCGTCTCAAAAGTGAGGGTGTAGCGCTCACCGTTGCCGGTCCGGTTCAGGCGCCGCTCATACCGCAACCGGTGCGCCGTGAACGTCACCGAAGGCACCGCCGGCTGCTTGTCAAAAACGTTCACTTTCCCACATCCTTCCCCAGCAACTTCCCCAGCCGCTCATACTCGGCTTCTAGTCGCGCCCGCTGGTCTGACTGCGCCGCGGCCTGACGGTTGGCCAGCCACTTGTCGTAGTTCTCCTTGGAAATAGCGCCCAGATTGAGCAGGTCCAAAGGATCGAGTGTCCGCCGTTCATCGATCTGCATGACAGCATCGCCAGCGCTGTATCCCTGATCCAGGCTGATCACGGTGTATTCATCACCGAAGGCAGCCAGGAACGTGTCCCCGCTGTCATAAAAGGCCGTCAGCGTCTTGCCCACGGCGTCTTCCCAGTCAATTTGGTTCATCGTGCCGCCTCCTGGATGTCCTTGATCTGAATCGCCTCATCCCATCGTTTCTCACTCATTGGTTCTCTCCTTGTCCTTGTTGGTTATCGGTTTGGCTCTTCCACAACCACGGGCACGCCCCGGCAACAGTAGACGTGACTAGGCCGGGTATGGGTCAGCCACCCAGGCGCCCACTTAACCACCCTCATCCGGTTGTTATCAATTAACACCAGGTAAAGCCCCAGCTCCAGTGGCGGGCAGGCCTCGACAGGCACCCAGCTCCAGACCCTGCTGTCACTCATCATTCACCTCCGGATGGGACATCACGGCGCCCCCCGAATCAAAAACGTCAGTACCCCGGTCACGGCCATGGCTCCACTGAACCCCAGCCCAAAGGTGAACCCGAACCCGGCCCCGAAGAACCCGAGCCACAGCAGGTCCCTCAGCTCATATTCGGTCCCGTCATCTTTTCGCAATTTCACGATCGATCTCCTTCCACTTGTCTGAACAGCGCCTCCTCAGTGACGCATCCGATTCCCACACACGGCGCTTGATCCCGTACAGGGCCCAGGCCGACTTATCCAACATTTGGCCCTTGACCGGGAACCAGCGATTGACCCACCAGTCATGGGCCCACAGCACAAGCTCCCGGCACAGGCGCAACACCTGAACGATGGCCACCACCCAGAGCGCCCCGGCGATCGTCCACTCACTCAAATCCACTGGCGATCCTCCTAATGGTGTCCACCTTCGGGCCCGTGTCGGGGCATAGTATCCCGTCCGAGTTCTCCAGCGAGTGACACACAGTCACGATGCGCTCCAAGCGGTTCGCCCGGTCCCCTGTGCCAAGATCCCCGATGCACAGCCGCTCGCGGCGCTCAGCAAACTCAGCGGCATAGTGCGACCACGCATGGGTCATGCCTCCGCTCATTCCGTAGTCCTCGAAAAACAGAACACTGGCCCGCTGATTGCCCCTGAGAATCTCCACGGACATGGCGAGCCCAGCATGGATCCCCAGCTCCCGCTCAGCCTTACTCGTGTCATCCAGACAGTCCGTGAGCACCTTGTGGGAAGCGTAGGGCGTGAAACCATGCATCACGCACCAACGCAGGCACCGCTCCAGGTACGCCTTGTTGCGGGCCCGTTCAGCAAGATCGGCGCCGGCAAATGGACTCTCGACTATGACCGGGATCACGACCCGCCCCCCTGAGGAAGCACCGGCAACGCTCGCAGCTCCTGCAAATACTCCTGCCGCGTGACATTCCGCAGCCCCACGGCCGTGGATGAGGAGCGGCATGAGGCGACGGTGAAGCCGCCTGACCGTTCCCGGCGCTGCCTCACCTCCTGGACGCATTCCTCAAGCATCTCAATGATGCCATCCCAGTCAAACCCATCTGCGCGGATCGTGACCTCTATGGCTTTTTTTGGGTTCTTGTTGCTCATTCTAGTGGTTCTCCTGTTTCAAATGATGTCCCTGTGAAGTGTTCCCATTGACGCTTGGCGCCCTCGGGATGGTGACTGCATCGTCCTGAGCCCTTCCGATGCGGGAAGTGGTACCCCACGCAGTTGCAGGGTGGCCCATAAACCCGGAGCTGGTACGCCCGGCGCCTATCCCTCCTCTGAAGCCTCTTGAACTTCAGATCGCTGATCGGTTTCACGCCCATAACGCTCCAGCTCCAGCAATGTGTTGAGGTGCGTGCTGGTCCTGGTGATCTCCTCAATCATCCAGTTGTCAGCGGGTAACGTTGTGAAATCCACGTGATATTCCTTGTCATCACGGCCTATGAAGAGATATCCACCCTCCCCGCGAGGCCCGCTCAGTTTCCCCGCCCAGGAGTTGGCCGAGTTCATCACCCAAACCATGTACTTCTCCGTGATCTCGATGTTATCCGTTAACAGCTTTTGCGTGGCCTCGGTCCTACGCTTGACCTCCTCAAACTCCCGTGTAGCCCGCTGCACCTCCCCCTGAGCCTCAGCACGTGCCTGCTCCGCATACATCCGCGCTGTGCGCTCCCGCTCCCCATCCCGGCGCAGCTCATGGTTGACCTCCCGAAGCCCCTCCACGCGGCTGTCCAGGTCCTCAAGGTGGAAAGCTGCCGACGCGATCACGTGGCCGAACCCTGGCATATCTACGCCGATCTTCTTGGCGTACTTACGGGAGTAGTCTCTCAGGTTGGTGGCGATGTGCGCTGCTTCGGTTTTATCCGTCATCTTGGTGGTTCTCCTTTGAATATTCTTATTAGTTGAAGATTCTTCACATGTCAAACATAGGACTTTTCCCTGGTTCCGGGGGTGCCATCTTCAACTTCAGCCCCCGGATCCGCCGCTTGCCCTGGACCTTGATGGTGGCGAACCCCTTGCGCTCCAGCGCCGCGTACACTGCGCGCGCGCTTTTCGGCTTCTCACTGTTCCGGTCAAAGTAGTTCTTGAACTTCATCATGACGATGGCGCGATCAACATCAGCCTCAGGGTCCCTCACGAACTCATCATCAATGACCTCCTGGCACCAGTCGGACTCCTCTCGATACTGGTCCGTTTCCGACTGCAACACCTTGGGCACACGCAGCCCCTCTCGGTAGTACCGCTGCGCGCCGATGACTGCCCAGTTGAGGATCCCACTCAGCTCCTCTTTGAGCTTCGATGTCAGATGCGGGTCCCGCTTCTCCTCCGGGATCTGCACCGGGAACTTGATGAGCACCGGGCGCCTCCAAATGGCATTGTCTGAGCCGCTCACACTGAGCTTGTGGTTGCCGCTGATGACGATCTTATGAGTTGGTGAGAACTCCCAAAAGTCCTCCCTCATGCGCCGCGCCTTGATGGTCTCGCCACCTGTGAGCTGTTTGACAGAGACTTCATTCAGCTTCGCGCTCTCGGCCACCTCGGAGAACGCCGCCACTCGTTTGCCGTGGAGGTCAGCCATGGCCGTGGAGTGCTCCTCACGGCCCACCACGATAAGCGACGGGTTGCCCTGGGTGTAGTACCGCCCCAGCAGCGCCTGGATCACGTCCATAGCGGTGCTCTTACCGTTGGCGCCCTCGCCGTACAGGTAGAAAAACTTCTGTGCTCCAACATCGCCGGTGAGGCAGTAGCCAACCATCGTCTGGAAGAACAGCCGGACCTCATTGTCAGGGAGCACCTGCCTCAGGAACGCATCCCACAGCGGGGCCGTGGCCTTGTCGTTGAACACCACAGGCGCGGCATTGAGCATGAGGTCCTCAGGCTTGCTCTGTCGCAAGATCCCCGAAGTAAGATCCAGTGTCCCGTTTCTGACCGGCAGGATGTCCGTGTGAGTGCCTAGAGACTCGTGTGAGTCATTAACACCCAGCTCAGCGAGGGCAAGCACGCTTGTTAGGTCTTTGTTAGCCGTCTTGCGGAAGTCATTGATTTTGAATTCAACGCTTTTCTGGTCCAGGTCCTGAGCCAGCACCAGGCTCCAGCACTGCTCCAGCGCGTCCCTGGCTGCCGTGCGGGCTCCCACCTCACGGTGGTCCAGCTCCCAACAGACGCCCGTCCACTGGATCCACTTCCCCCACTCCCGAATCATCAGGAACTCACCGCTGAGCCAGTCCGCAACATAGCGGCCCTGTTCGTCCACCGTCTTGGGCACGGCGCCCAGGCTGGCATTCTTCAGCTTTGCCTGGAGGCCCTTGCCGAAGTTCACTACGCGCTGATCAGTCAACTGAGCACCTTTGCTAGCGCTTCGGCCAGGTCGCCGTCCAGGTTGATGTGGCGCACCCGTTTCGCGTACTCCGTGAGCACCTGAGCCGATGTCTGCACGCCCTTTACTCCAGCCTTGTCCCCATCAAAAACCAGTGCCACGTCCCTACCTTGCAGCAGGCGCGCACACCTGCGGTTGATTGTGCCGGAGCCCGGCTTTCCCACAATGATCGGCGTTTCACCGTCAAACCACTCAGAAGCAAATTCCGGCAACCTCCGGCCGATCACAGTATCAGTCATGCCCTCAACGATCACCACCGGTGCCGTGACATTCAATGACAGCTGTTCGCCCCCGAAGAACCCCAGCGCGACCTTGCCGCGCGAGTTGTACCGCCAGACCTTTTCGCACTGCGGATCGATGCTCCGGCATTGCACCCCCACGCATTGCTCACCGGCAAAGGCGAACATGAGCAGCGGTCTGGGGTTGAACTGCTTCATGAGTTCCTCACCCTTGCCGAACACCGTCCGGAGTTCCTCGGTTGAAAACTGACCTAACAATCCGCTAACAGCAACCGGGTCCCACGAGCGCACACCAACGGCGCGCGCCTGCTCTGAGTTCTCCACCAGGCCGCGCCCGTGTAAGTAACTAACAACCGCCTCACTGACATCCAGCCGAGCCATGAGCGCCAACAGGACAGCGTTGGTGAGTCGCTCCTCCTCCTGTTCCTGCTCCAGGCGCTCCTTGCGGCGCTCCTCAGCTTCGGCCTTGCGTTTTTCGATCGCTGCCTTCTGTGCTTCGGTCAGCTCACCGCCCTCCACCCCAGGGATGCCCATGCGCTGAGCGATGAGGTTGATGGCGGTGATAAAGTCGCGCCCTTTGGTGTCCAGGTTGTTCAGCTTGGCGAACAGCTTGACGTTGTTGCCGCTGCCACAGGACGTGGGGCAGTTGTAAAACGTGCCACTGCTTTTCTGGTAGACGGTGAACGCTTTGGAGTCGCCCCCGTGGATGGGGCAGCGTCCGCGCCACTTCCCCCGGCTCGGCTTCAAGCCCTCGACTTGGGCCACCTTCAGGAACTCCTCAACTGTTAGTGAGTTGAGGGCGCTGAGGATAAGGTTGACTCGTTCTTGGCGTGGGTTACTATTCATGCTGTTGACTCCGTTGGTGGTTCTCTGGAGTTGTCCTTTTCTAAGCCCTGATCAGTCCTCCTGATCGGGGCTTAGTTTTTGGTTTGCTTCGTCGGGTGATGTTGCGATGAACGCCAGGCCCCCGCTCTGGTTGATCAGGTCGATCCACTTTTTCTGCCGGCGCTCATGGGGGCCATTCTTCCGCGCCCCCTCCTCGGTCTTAACTTCGATCCCTACAAATTGGGCAATCGTCTGGCCCACCATGTCCGGTGTAATGACCAAGCTCCGCCACCCCACTAAGTCCGGGGAGGATGGTGACAGGCCGTACCTCACATGCCTGGGCTTCTCGCCCGGCTCCTTGATGACGGCTGTGCCGCACTCGTTCCGGAACAGTCTCAGCCCGGGGTAGGCCTTCTGTGAATGAAGCCTGATCTCCTGCTGTATGACTGTTTCGGGGTTTGCCATCGGGACTGAACACGGTATCTCACTCCTCAAAGATTGACAAGAAAACGGCGCGATCCTTCCGCGTGAGCTTCCCGCCAGCCTTCTCTTTCATGCGCTCCAGCGTCACCGCCTTGAGCCGCTCACAATCCACTAACTTGAAGCTCGGCTTCACTCCGAACGTTTCCTTGTAGCGCTTCTGGACGTGGTAGGCGTGCTGCTTCTTGGCGACGGCTTCGGACACCAGGCGGTTCAGCTCCCCCAGTCGCACGAAGTGATCCAGCCACTCCTCATCCGGTGCCTCATTGAACTGTTCCCGGTACTTCTTGACGGACCAGAACAGCCCCCACCCGTTCTCCTGTGCAATGTCCACGCGCTTGAGGAACCATCGGCGTTTAGCCTCGGGGCTTGTCGCTACCCGGCGCCGCTCCACTTCGGAGGTCACGCACTCCAGCTCCTGGTTGTAGACCAGCTGTTCCTTGGGGTCAGCGTCGGGGTCTGGGACGGTGAAGTCATGGCCACAGTGCGGGCACTTGCTCACGCGCATGAAATAGGCGTGACAGTCCGGGCATTCAACGCCGTACCGCGCCACAGCTCCGGTGTCCGTTTTACCCTCCAAAAGGTCCCAATGGCGATCCTCAGTGGGGAAGCCGTGCTGCCTCATGGCGCCCACCAGGTCTATCAGAATGGCGCGCCCCTTCCCCGGGTACGGCCTCAGCACGCGGCCACAGATCTGGAGATACATGCTCACGTGCCCACAGTTGCGCCCAATCATGGCAAAGTCAGCCGCCGGCACGTCCACGCCTTCGGTGAGGGTGTAGACGTTGGTGAGCACCCTGATCTCACCAGTCCGCAGTCCCTCCACCCACTCCGCCCGGTCCCGCGCCCGCGTTGAGTCAGTAATGGCGCGAGCTTCAATGCCGGCCGCTGTGAATTCCTTAGCCAGCTCCTCAGCCTCTTTCTTGGTCCGGACGTAGATGAACCCGGTGCGGCCTTCGGCGTGCTTCCTGTAGGCGTCCAGGGGCTCCAGCGCGATGCCCTTGTCCAGTTTCCTCGCCGGGGAGAAAACGAGACAGTCAACCAGGTGCCCCTCACGCAACAACTGCGAGTAGTGGACCGCGTTGACCATCTGTCCAAAGAGTACGCCCAGCGGGGTGTTGTCCAGGCGCGTGGGTGTAGCGGTGAGGCCCAGGATGCGCGTGTCTGAGTAGTCCTCAGCGAGGGTTTTCCACTCGTCTGCCACGATGTGATGGCACTCATCGATGACCAACAGATCCACCTCAGGTCGGTCACCGGAGGCAATGAGGGTCTGAATGCTGGCCACGAACACCTGACCGAACAGCGACCCACTTTCACCGGTGACCTGGATCACCTGCAAGCCGATGGCCGCGCTGAGGGTGGCCGACGCCTGAGCGATTAGCTCAGTGCGGTGGGCCAACCACAGCACCCGCTTCCCCTTGTCCACGGCGCGCTTGACTATCTCGGAGCCCATGCGCGTCTTGCCGGAGCCAGTAGGGCTCACCAGGCACACGTTAGCCATGTCGCCCCCCAGCTTGTTGAGAGCAGTGAGCGGAGCCCCAGCCTCACGCCAAGCCCGGAACACCTGGCGGATGGCCTCGGTTTGGTAGTGCCTCAGCTCAGTCATCGGCTTGTTCTGCGTTCATTGGTGGTTCTCCGTTGTTAGCTGTTAGTTATTAACGGCCTCACCCGCGCCAGGGGAGGCCTATCTGATTAACCTGCTTTCTTAGATCGGCGACTTGCTTTTTTAGCCGGTCGTTTTCCGCCTTGAGTTCCTTTACCCGCTTTTCCAGCCGGGCCTTTTCTTCGTACACGCTTGAGGCCATTTTTGAGCATCTCCTGTTGTTCGCCCACCAGCTTCTGGAGGCCGGCGATAGTGCGCGCCTTTTCCAGAACCGCCATCTGCCCAGCGTTGACGATCATCATCAGCGCTCGCCTGAGTTTCAGCGCGTCCTCATCGCTCATGCCCTTCGCTAGCACCTCGTACTCCCCGAAGTGTTGATCCCAGACACCAAGACACTGGGTGCGATACCCCGGCAGCCTGTCCACAATGATCCACGGCGTGTCATTGCGATCAATCTTGAACGGCTCCTTGGGGTCGTTTAGCGGGTCCGGCTCGGTTTTCGTTGCAGCTTTTTTCTTGGTCATATCCTTGCCCATGCGGACATCCAGTCCCATGGCTCCAGCATTGTGAGTTGATTGTCAGATCCCCCGTAGTGAAGAATCATATGATCGGTTGCGGCCCCATTGCCGTACCCGAGAAACTGAGGGCGCCCCATCAGCGGGATGGTCTCGCACTTGTTGAAACAGTGGTCAGCGTACCAACGCGAACCAATCGCCGCCGGGATGAGAAGTAGGGCCTCAAAGCGGGGGCCGTAGGCGCGGTGGTAGCCGTCGCACTTCCGGACCCAGGGGGTGATATCATCATAGGGCGGGTTCAACCACGGCAGCTCATCCAGGGGCCACTCCGTGTGCGGTGCCAGCGAGTCCTCCCACGGCGTGATGTACTTGTCCGCCACGGCGTTCTCAGGCAGCGCGGCAAGGTCCCAGGTGAGCGAGCCCCAGCGCGCCTCGACGGCAGCCAGCAGCTCAGGCTGAGTCCTGACCACGGTTTCGGATTCGCCCTTGTTCTTGCCGTGGATGATCTTGCCCCGGCTCACTGCTTCGGCCTCGCGAACATCCACCCCACCAGCCTCACGCCCAGCCACACGAGGGAGGCCCAGAAGAACCCGGAGCCCTTCTGACGGCAGTGCTTGTATATCGTGCGGTCAAATGCGCGCCGGTGCTTCTTGGGTACCACGCCCTCCCGGATCAGTTGATAGCCGCCGTCATGGGGGAGGCTCGGGATCTTGATGAACCAGAAGTCAGGAAAGCACGTGGCGCCGTCCCAGGAGTAGCCCGGCCGGATCCACATCACGCCGTCAGTGGTCAGCTCCACCCACGGCCGCTCACTGTCCTCAGGGAAAAGCGCGCCGGGGCCCCTGTAGTCCGTCTGGAACGTCCAGTAGCCGTCCGGCGTATCGGGCGGGACCTGGTACTTGAACAGGTGGACGGGCTCATCATTGCGCGGTAGCGGGTGCTCTGCCATGTACTTCCTCCAGTCGCTTCTTGGTTTTAAGTAGGCGGTCTTGCTGCTGGCGGTCCAGCCACTTGATGGGCGGGATTCCGGTGATGTATTCGATGGCCAGGATGTCCTCAAGGGTGGGCCTGGAGCGGCAATGCCTCCAGGCGTGTACCAGCTGAGGATCCCGGCGCACCAGCTTAGCAAAAGCTGGGACGGTGACCCGGTGCTCCTTGAGCCATGCATTGAGCAGGTTCAGGGCCGGGGGCCGTGGGTGTTTGCAGTTGGTCATTGAAGAACCTTATAGGCGCAGCTTGAAGAACATTCAACCCCTCATTTTCCAGGCGTTTTTGGCTCCCCCGAAAAAACTGAAAATAGGGGGTTGCGCGGCGCCTCAGTTTGAATAATCTTCACGACGTAAGGAGAGCCACTCAATGAAAGACCTCGACACCAAGATCTTCAAATTCAACGCCCAGCCCTTCAAAGGGGAGCTTTGGGCCATTGAAACCATCAACGGCCACACCGAGTCCAACCACGTACCCGTCCGCGCCCTTGAGTTCTATTATGAGGTTTCGGATACCGCGTGCGGTGGAGGCGGCAAGGCTCGCAAGGAACGCCCGAACGTCCTCCGCTGTGAGGACGCTGACGGAAATGAGATCCGGGTCCACCTCAGCCGCTTCATTCGCTGCCTGGAGAGTAACTAAAACCACCTCGGGGGCTTCGGCCCCCCCCCGTTAATAACTAACAATTCAGTATTGCAACCAGTACACCCATCAACTAAGGTGAGGGCCTCTTACCACAACAGACAGGGCACCCTGTCAGAAAAGGAAACAGACATGCAACCGACCACCAACAAGCCCACAGTCCAGCAAGGCGCCAAGCCCGGCGCCAAGCCGGCCCCCGCTAAGCCCGCTCAGAAGCCGGCCGCACAGGCCAAGCCCGCTCAGAAGCCGGCAACGGCCAAGAAGACGGCAGCGGCCGCCAAGCCTGCCAAGAAGCCGAAGCCCCCGGCGGAGAAGCCCGCGCCCATGCCCAAGATCGGCGCCGGCAAGGCGGTCAAGAATGTTCCCCTCAAGGACATCGTGGCCGACGTCAGCAAGATGCAGGCGCGCGAGAAGATCAGCGACCGCAAGGTCAAGGAGTATGCCGGCCTCATGAAGGACGGCGTGAAGTTCCCTGACATTGACGTGTTCAAGGTCGACGGCAAGTATATCCTCAGCGACGGTTTCCACCGTTTGCTTGCGATGCAGAAAAACGGCGACGTGACCACGAGTGTCAATCTCCACCCCGGCGGCAAGCGCGAGGCCCTGTTTTTTGCACTCGGCGCCAACTCCAACCACGGCCTGGGCCGCACCACCGAGGACAAGAAACGCGCCGTACATGCGCTGCTCACGGACCCCGAGTGGAGCAAGTGCAGTGACCGCGAGCTGTCCAAGCACGCGGGCGTTTCCAACGTCATGGTCAGCAAGTACCGCAAGACGCTCAAGCGCAATCACGGTGAATCTGTCGAGGAGTCCAACAAGGGGAGCAAGGGCGGACGCTTGCGCCTCAAGCTCACCGGCCCCGAGCAGACCCAGCTTGATGACCACCTGAGCAAGATCCGCAACGAGCTGGTAGCGTTCTCCAAGAAAGTCACCAGTAACCCGGAGTCAGAGTTCATCAAGCGCCTCCTCAACGCTGAGGTCCGCACGGTGATCGCTGACACCACCATGGGCAAGCCCGCTGAGCCCAAGCGCAAGATCCACCCCAACAACACAGCCAAGAAGTGAATCAGCGTTAACAACTAACACACCACTAACGGGGGCGGCTACGGTCGCCCCCTTTTGCCGTGAAAGGGCACCCTCATGACCGATAACAAATCGCTAATAGTCCCCAGCACCCGCAACCAAGCTCAAGCTGTGCCGATCCCTGATGAGAACTACACCGATCTGATGCAGGCTATCATTGACCGTGAGGGCCAACAGATCACTCCGCCTCTCATTATTGACCTCAAGCGAACGCTCACCAAGATCCTCCACCGGTCACACCCTCAATCAACGGTTGCAGTGGAGCGCAGCCCCGGAGACACTGAGGAGGATTTGCGAAAACTGATCGTCACCTTCCGCGACTCTAACACCAAGCGTGAGTTTGCCATTTTGCCGTTCAGCGAATTTGACGCACTTCAAAAAAGACAGGTCCCCCGCGAGACCAACGGGGAGCCAAGTGCTGGAGATTGAGGTGGACTTCTTTGAGGCCGGCCAGCAGATGGCCGCCAAGGAGGAGGAGGGCTTTACCGAAACAGTGGCGCAGCATCTGGTCAAAGCCGCCGCCGAGCACTCAGGATTGATCATAACTGAGACGGTTATACAGCTCCAGCATGATGTCACCGTGGCTTTGATGAGCGCTTCCGAGCCGAACGGCCTGGAGGCGATCATATCAGCCCACATGCTGGAGCGGGTCCCTCAGATCATGGTCAATGCGCTGGCGATCGCTCGGAGCGCGCTCCGCTCGACCCAAAGCCCTGCTCCCGCGATTCCACGCCCCGCTGGGCCAGCATCAGCGCCCGGGACAAGGCGTGGAGGATAGCCAGCTGCTCCGAGTCCCCATCCTCCACGAGCCCCACCAGGGCCGGCGACGGGATGTGGCCTAGGAGCTTCCCGGCCAGCTCGTCATTGGTGCGGTGACGCCAGCCCTGTTCACCGTGCTTGTTGAGGCCGTCAGCGCTCCGGAGGAGTTCCCCCAGGGCATTGACGGCCTCAGCTACACCCAGCCTCTCAAGGGCCTCTACGGCCTCAGGGGTTATCGTTGCGAGGGAGATAGAAGAGGGAGAATCCAACGTGCCAGCCTTTTGGTGAGATGGGCCCGCTGAACTCGTGGAAGTGCCATTCCACCAGAACACCGGCCCCGCTTGGGAGCTTGAAAAAGTCACCGGGTGCCACGTCCAGCTCCCGGAACCGTGCCAGCGCCGTCTTGCGATCAGGTAGCGCCGGGGTGGAATCTCTCACCCAGCCGTGAGGGGCGACCGGCCAGCCGCTTCCCACCACGCTCTCCATTGTGAGGTAGGTGTTAGTTCTTAACTTCCCGTCAGTGGTGCGACACACGCCGCGGTAGCCGCTCAGGCCATCGGTGACGGCCAGACGGTTCTTGCCCTTGCAGCGTTTCTTGGAGCTACGGTAGACGCTGATCGCACAGCGAGCTTCAAGCTTGAACCGTTCCGGGCTCGGGGGCATCGAGTAGATCTGTTTGGCCTCCACGCATGCGTCCCGCTGGACCTGGAGGAGCCCCTTGGCTGGTCCGCCGCACTCATCGGGGCGGCACTTGTCCCACTGGATGCGGGACGCTGCCATGGTCTCATGGTTGATGAGCGCCAGCAGTGCGGCCCGCTCCTCATTGTTGCGCGCCACGTGTTCGATGGCATGTGCCCACGGCTTCAGCCGCTCAATCCGTTCCCGCTTGGTTTCGTTCCTGTCGCTCCACTCCGGTGGCATCCCAGCCAGTGCTGCAAGCACGGGCCAGCCGTTGTAGCTCACCGCTCCGTGGGATGGTGTGGTTGTCGCCAAAGCTACCGCCCCGGCGCCGATCAAATTAAGCATGAGTTTCATTGTTCGCCTTGTGGAACTCAGCGATCCGGAGTGCCGCATCACTGACCTCCGTTTGTTCCTCAGTTGTATTCCAGGCATCCGCGTGGACGCCGGTTAGCAGAAAGATTAGGATCCTGTGAGCCTCAGGTCTACTGCGCCCAGCGATCCAACTGTGTGCCGTGGTGCTACTCACTCCGATCATACGGGCGAACCACGCAACCGTCCGCTGGTGTTTCTCCAGCCACGTTTTCAGCTGCCTGCGCCCTCGTGTTTCGGTGATAGCCATGACAGGCGCCACCCTAACAAGTAGGGGCGCCTTCTTCAACCCGTAGAGGGTCTTGCATATGCCATAAGGCTGGTCTAACATCCCGCTAATGACCACCAACACAAAAATGACAGAATCCGAGTATCGCGCACACCCGGCGCTCAACTTCACAGACCTCAAGGCGATTGAAACTAGCCCGCTCCACTTCAAGGAGATACGCGATCACGGCCACGATTCTTCCAAGGCGTTTGACTTCGGTTCGCTGGTCCACATGGCTGCCCTGGAGTTGGCGCAGTTCAACAAGTCCACGGTGATCCTTCCGGACGGGATCAAGAAGGGGAACTCAAACGCTTACAAGGAATTCAAGGCTGAGCATGAGGGCAAGCACATCCTCAGCCCGGAGGAGGATGGCCTTTATCGGCACATTGCTAACAAGGTTCACTCAGACGAGCACGCCAAAGCACTACTCAAGAGCAGGGGAACTGAGTTTGAGGTCCCACTGTTCTGGGAGTATCGCGGCCACAAGCTCAAGAGCAAGACGGACTGGCGCAACCCCAGCGCTAAGCGGCGCCCCCACATGGGCGACCTCAAGAGCACTGAGACGATCAGCCCTGATGCGTTCCTCAAGAAGGCCTACAAGTTTCACTACCACGCGCAGTTTTGGTACTACCAAGCCGCTAATGAATACAACACTGGGGAGCGTCTCCCGTTCTATGTCGTCGCCGTGGAGAAGAAGCGGCCATTTGATGTCGCGGTTTTCCACGTGCCGGATGAGACCCTGGACTACGGCAAGGACACCGTGGACCGGTGGCTGGATGAATATGAGCGATGCCTTGAGTCCAAGCACTGGCCAGGAGTCGCGGCCGGTGAGATTCTCACCTTCAAGCTACCCGAATGGGTTAGCTCTGACGGCGACGAAGACCTTGTTATTGACTAACAGGGCACTAACGGAAAGGAAAAGCAAATGAACGTAGATACAGCTTATGAGTCGGACTACATCCGCGCTTGTGACCTGGACGATGGGCACGAAATGAAGCTCCAGATCAAGAATGTAGAACGGGGTGAGTTGCAGCTGGCAGGCACTTCCAAGAAGGAGCGCAAGCCGGTCATCCACTTCAAAAACTCACTGAAGAAACTGGCGCTGAACAAGACGAACAAGGCCGCGCTGGTCAAGGTGATGGGCAAGGAAACCACCAACTGGACCGGGGCGACGATCGTCCTTTATCAGGCAATGACCAAGGTGAGCGGTGAGGAGGTGGAGGCTGTCCGCATCAAGAACATCCAGCCACCGAAGGGGCAACAGAATCGCAAGCAGGAAACGCGCAAAGCTGCCACAGCTGAGGAGCTGACCAAGACCATCGAAGCGATCAAGCAGTGTGAGAACGCTGCTGCTCTGGATGCCTTCTTGCAGGGTATCCGGAAAACAATGTGGACCAAGGACCAAGGCGAACAGATCGCGGCTGCAAAGGATCAGCGCCTGGCCCAGTTCACGGAACAGAAAGGAAATGACAAGTGAGTCAAGGCTACAACAAAGTGATCCTCCTGGGGAACCTCGGGGCGGATCCAGAGTTGCGAATGACGGACAGCGGGAACGCTGTCCTGAACATAAGACTGGCAACCACGGAGACCTACCTGGACCGCAACAAGCAGCGCCAGGAAAGAACCGAGTGGCACCGCGTGGTTTTGTGGGGCAAGCGCGCTGAGGCGCTCAGCAAGATCCTCAACAAGGGGGACCGTCTCCTGGTTGAGGGCAGCATCCGAACAACCAAGTACACGGACCGCGATGGCAACGATAAGTGGAGCACTGAGATCTCCTGTCAAAACGTTGTCCTGTCTGGCAGTCCGCGTGGTGTTGGTGACGGCGGCGCGCCCGGTGACGGTGGCGCACCTGATGATGATGATGTCCCGTTCTGACGAAAGGCTTCACAGATGTTGAAACTGAAACAACGACTGGAGCATGCGCTCATGCTTGCGTCCTCTGAGTCCCTGGACCGAGGCGACACCCGGCAGCAGTGGGCTGAGGAGGTTGAGGAGGCTTTTGGTGAGCTTGCTGGTGTGCTCCAGGGGGCCAGGCATAACGCGCAGTCAACGGCTAAGGAGCGCGGTAGCTGATGCACTCCTTTGATCCAGGAAAGCAGCCAGCTCAGGCTCAGGAGCCGGCCAAGCCCGGGGTGGGAATTCCACCCCGGCGCAAGCCGAAGCCGGAGCCCCAGAAGCTGGGTCCGGTTCAGTGGCTGCTGTTGCCGTTCGTGCTGCTGGCCTTCTGGAGCGCCCTGGTTTTCGCCACCAGCCTGATGTGGTACTGGGGCGAGGAAGCGGTGTATTTGCTGGATGAGCTTCTCTGGCCAGTGGACGCGGACGCCCGCTCTATCTGTCCGGAATAATAAAAACGCTGCTAGGGTCCCTCAGCTTCGGCAGCTCTTTTCCCCTGTGAAACGATCCCCCTCTCCGTTTCACAGGGTTTTTTGTGCCCTTGCGCCTTGAAGAATCTTCACGCATAACAGGAGCACCCACTGAGGAGAACCACCATGACCAACAACTGGACCCCCGATTTTCACGCACTCGTTCCCACCTGGCACTCCCGCGACGGTGAGCACACGATCCGCCACACGGCTACCGGCTTTGACCTTGAGACAACCGACGAAAACACCGAGGTTGTCCGCGTCGGCACCTTCGGCAGCTTGCGCGCTGCCAAGGACGCCGCGCTGTGATCCGCTACATCGAAAACGGCTTCAAGTCCTACATTGCCCAGGCTGAGAACGGGAAGCTATGGGGGTTCATCGCCGTGAGGGAGGGGCACCCCTGGCACGGGGTCCAGCACTATGACACGGACATGGCCGGCCTGATGTGGACCAGCTCAGCCGCAACACTGCGCGCCCAGACCTCCCCCGGCCTCCCCCGGGGAGTCATCGGTCAGGGGCCTGACTGGCTGTTCGGCGTAGAGGTGGACCCTGGCCACATTGAGGAGGAGGAGCTGGAGCTGGTGACACGTGAGGCTATCTGGAGCCTCAGCTACATGCTCAGGAACAAGAAGCCTGTTAAACGCTAACAGTCACGGTGAGCGACTCGCCGCAGTGGGGGCACTTGAGGCCCGCGGGATCCGTAGCTGGGCCGTCTCTGTCATCCAGGTAGGCGGCCCAGTCCTTTTGAACGTCAAAGGACGGGCACGCTTTGGCGTCAAACTCATTGTGTCCGTGGACCGTCGCCTCAGGGAACTCCTCCAGGAGTTGCTGGGTGCGCCGGTACATGGCCTCACGTTGCGCCGGTGTCCGTGTGTCCTTGGGAGTCTTGGCGTCGGATGCGAGGCCGCCCACGTAGCACAGGTGGATCGAGTGGTCGTTGTGGCCCCTCACACCCGCGCCTACGCGCTCAAGGGGGCGCCCGGGGTGCTCCGTCCCGTCCAGCTCATAAACGAAGTGGTAGCCGATATCTAACCAGCCCCGGCCCTTGGGGGCCCGGTTAGTGTGCCACGCTTTGATCGTCTCAGTCTTGACGTCACGCCCTTCCGGCGTTCCTGAACAGTGCCAAAATACGCGGTTAATTTTTCGCACGGTAGGACTCCTTCCCCTTCCGAAACAGATCCTGAGCCTCAGCCGCCTCAGCCGCCAGCTTTTCGGCCTCGCTCTGTTGTCCGTACTTGATCGCGCGGATGACCCTGACGGCCAGCTTGCGCGCCTCGGGGGCCATGGCTGCCAGCTCCCTGGCAATAACGAAAGCTTTCCACATCAGCGGCACTCCTTTTGAGCGGCCTTAAATTCGGCCTCCAGATTAGTCTTGGAATCGCATTCCCCGTAGGTAGCCACCCCATCCGCCTCACAGCCCCTGAGCGTCTCCCAATAGGCCTCCTTGGCATTTGCCACGCATTGCTCCCGGCTCACACAGGAGGCCGCCAGGAGGCCCACCAGGGCCGCGCAAACCACCAAGGCCCGGCTCACTGCTGGATCTCCGGCAACGTGGCCGGGCGCGTCAGGTGTCGCCTGGCCTCGTGGATCTTCATAGCCGCCTGAGTGACCCCCAGGTTGACCTCCTCAGCGCGCTGAGAGTCGCGCGCATATCTGGCTTCCTTGTCCTCCCTGGTTTCGAGCCCGAAGGCGTGGAGGATGGCAGTCCGGATCTCACGTAGGGTCATGACTTGAGGTTTTCCTTCAGTTGAGTGAACATCGTTCTGATGTGGTCCTTGATGTCGGCGACCATCTTTTTGACGTCGGCGCTCATCTCCTGGTTAGCCTTGGTGAGATCAGGAAGGCTCTGGATCGTTGACTCGTGAAAGTCGCGATAACGGAGACGCTCAGCCCGCTCCTGCTTCCACAGGTAAATCATGAACCCAGCCACACCCCAGCCACCAAGCTCCTTCAGCTGCTGTAGTACGTCGAGGCCTTCCATTTTGCATCATTCCCGGGCCTGAGGGGCCCGCTCACGTCGTTTCAGATTCAGGAGCCCAGTGGGAAGTGGACCAGGCGCGCGCGCCTGAGGATGGCTTTGGAGCCCCCGGATCCGGTCTTGTTCAGGGACATCCTGACCTTGATGCTTTGCCCGTCTACGCGAGGCAACACCATGCCGTTGGAGACTGAGTGGATCTTCTGGCTCTGGTTGCTGTCCGCGCTCATTTCCAGGTATCCGTTGCCGTCACCAAGGTCCACCTCCACCAAGAGGTTGGAATCCTCACCGTCAGCCTCAACGTCCACGCGATGCTCAGCACTCCACAGGATCTGATACTGGCCCTCAGGCAGCGCGCCGGAGTCGTGCTCATACACCGTGACCAGCGTGGCGTCCGTTGCCTCAATGGCAGCCTCACCCTTGAGGACGTCCTCCGCTTCCGAGGTGCTCTGAAAGGTGGGCTGGAAAACGTCGCCGGCATGAGCAGCGATCACGGTTTCCACCGCTGTGACATCTGCCTCGGTTGCGTTGCCATCCAGGACGATCTTGACGTCCGTACCCTTGCCCATCACCGAATAGACGGGAACGCTGAGGGACGCCGCCCCCAGCTCCTGGTTCAGGATTGCATAGTTGACCACGCCCCCGGAGGTGGTGAAGTCGGACTTAGGTGCTGTTAGTTCTGTTTTTGAGTTTGCCATATCGTTCTCACTGTTAAAAATTCGCGCCCATCATGATCGCGTTTCCTGCGGATCCACCGCCCCCAGCATCCGCAGCCTCCGCCACCAAATGAAGGGCCGTGTACCAGTTAGCGCTAGGCGTCCACTCCGTGGAGTTCGCTGCCGTGGAGCTATAGGACTTCTCTGATGACCACAAATACTCATCTGCGTCAGCCGTGTCCAATCGCTCGGTCTGCCCGGTGCCCGGTGAACCTGTGAGCGTTGTGGTGCCGCCACCACCAGCAAAGTCTACGAGCAAGCCGGGGCTGGAACCGGGGGTGATGTTGGTGCTGATGTCAGCTCCTGAGCCGCCCCCGCCCACGCTTGAGCTACTAGTCTGGAATGGGGGCGCCACCTGATCGGATCCCGTGTAAGAAACAACGCAGCCGATCGAACCATAAGCCCCAGCGTTGATCTCATAGTCAAAATCGTAGGTTCCTGAGGTTGCCGGTAGGTCAGTATCCAGCAGGTAGAAAATCGTAATGGTCGACTCCGCGCCAAACACCGTCCCGTCCACCTGGGCCAGTTGCGTCATCACCTGCCCATCATATTCAGCTGTCCCGAACACATGCGAGCCGCCCCCGATGGCCTCAACAAAAGCGAACACGATCCGATCATTGCCGGAGCCGTCCCCCAGAGTATGGGAGACGGTTACCGGGTTCTGCGGATAGGCAATTACCGGAGTGGCGACAGAGTCAAATGTGGTCATTAGCTGAAGTCCAAACCAGCCATCGCAAAGTAGGTGGTACCATCGAAGAAAAACGAAATGACGTCCACGCCTGAGGCTGTCCAGGTCGGCTCAGTGCCGCCCGGCCACTCCACCGAGCCCGGCCAAGTGAGGGTGAATGCTCCGCCGTTGGTGAGCTTGAAGGTGAGATTGCAGGGCCCAGGGGGATCTGTGAAGCTGATTGTACAGTTGGCGGAGTTGGTGCCGGCCTGCTTCTGGCCATCATTCCAGTTGATGGTTTCGGTGACGCCCATGTTGCCGGCGTCCACCACGCTGTTGAACGTGACCGTTTTGACGTTGTCAATGTCGTTGTTCTGAGCGTTGACCGTTCCACCAAACTGGTTAATAAGGTGGTTGTGATCAGAGCGCGCCAACGACGTGGCCGAGCCCTCAGCGTTGGCGTTGCCGATCGACGTAGCCGCTGCTGTCGAGATGTCATGCTTGTGATCAGCCCGCGAGAAATCAGCGGAGGCGCCGGCTGATGCCGCCGCCTTGGTGACATCCGCAGGAGCGCCACCGGGATCAGGGATATCCGAGAAGCTGAGCACCCCGGCCCCGCTCGTAGTGATTGCCTGGCCGCTGGTGCCGTCCGTGGTGGGCCACGTCCAGGACACGCCACCAACTACCAAGCTGATACCCGTCTGACCCTCCACCACAGCCGCGGCTCCAGTAGACAAGAGCTTGGCAGTAGACGCAGCCTCAAGAGTGCCAAACAGGTTTGCTGTTAGGTTAATGCTGCCATTTGCAGCATTGAGGCCTATCCCACTGTTACCGTTCAGCGTGAGGAAGCTGAGGTTCGAAACAATGTTAATCGGGTCATCAACGGTTACGTCAAAGCCCTCAGTCCCGCTGATCGCGATATCCCCACCAGCCGCATCGGTGACGATATTGCTGCCGTTGTCGTAGGCGCCCTGGAGGTCCAGAGCCGAGCTTCCAGCAATGAACACGAGGCGCCCTGTGCCGCTGCCGTCATCGGCCAGCACGCGGTTGGCAGCGTGGCTCGCGATCGTAGCAGCGTCTACCACCAGAGCCGTGGTGCTGCCGACCAGGAGCCCCGTTTCAGTAGACCCGTCCACATAGGCCGCGTTCGAATTGGACCGCAGGGTGGCCACGTTGTCAGATTCGAACGTGCCGAAGCCGGTGGTGGATGTGATGTTGACGTTGCCGTTGGCGGACGTCATGCCGATCCCGGTGTCGCCGTTTACCGTAGTGAAACCAGCCAGGGAAACCATGGTAAGATTGCCGGTGATGGCCTGAGCGGTGAGATCCACCTGACCGTCCAGCACCAGGTTTCCGGAGTTGGATCGGACAGTCATGACGTTGTCTGATTCAAACGTCCCAAAGCCGGTGGTGGATGTGAGGTTAATGTTGCCGCCGGCTGACGTTAGCCCAATGCCTGTTTGACCGTTGACCGTGGTAAAACCGGAGCTGGACACCAGGGTGGCATTGCCGGTGACGTTGACCGTAAACGCTTCGGTGCCTGAGACATCAAAGTCACCACCAGCAGCGTCGGTGATGACGGCGTTGCCGTTGTCGTAGGCGGTCTGGAGCGTGACCACGGGGGCAGTGGGGAGGCTCCCGATCTGGATCCGCTTCTTGTTGTTGGAGTCCGCGCTATCCTCGATGAGAAGCAAGTCGCCAGCCACAGGTGTGACCTTTTCGGTGACCGCGCTGATCTCAGAAGCAAGGTCAACGTGGACCGCGCTCGTGTCAATGCCGGCCCCCTCGACGTAGAGGTTCTGTGTGCCGTCCCATGTCAGGATCCGGCTGGCAGCCACAGACGCCTGGGTGGTGCTGTTAATAACTAACGTGGGAACCGCTCCGGGCTCCACCGTGAAATCATTCTGGGTCAGGACGCCACTGGTGCCCTCAAGGAACAGCTGGCCCGCCTGAGCGTTGATTGAGATCCCGCCGACTGCTACCAGGTTGGCGTTGCCGCCGATGTTCTGGATAGTCTCACCGGCAATGCTGATATTGCTAGCGAGCCATCCACCGGTTCCGTTCGTGACGTTGACGGTGTGCAGTGACCCCACCGAGGGAGAGGCGCCCGCCGACCACTCCGCTTGCGTGGGGCTCGTCGCGGTGAGCACCTGGCCCACAGTTGGGGCAGTCTTGGAGATGCCCACGCCTTGGATGTGGAGACGTCCAGCGGCGCCGGCAGAAAGGAGGAATAGATCCTCATCCGTTGCTGAGCTGATCGTCCCTGGCGTGGCCGTCTTAGGCTGGAGGGTGTCCCCGTTCACAAGCCAATCTGAACCAACCCACCCCCCGGCGCCGTCTGATCCGTTCATCTCAAGGGCGGCGCCAACCGAAGCGGAGCCCGCCCCGCCACGGGTGAACATGAAGCCCCAGGAGGCCTCATCGGTATCCACCAAGTCCGGGCCGTTTGCTTCCACTACCACGGGGATCGTGACGTGCGTGGTGTCATCCGTGGGCGTACCGGTGAGACGGTAGATCTTCCACTTTGCGCCAGCCAGCGTTTCGACAAGGATCCTGTCCTCCACACGAAGCGCTGTCAGCACGTCCGTCATGGTGCCGTTAGGCTGCGCGGTCTTGCTCATATAGAGCGCCGTGGCCATATTCTGGTTCACGTTGTTCATCCGGAAGTTCCCGGATCCCGGGTTGCCGGCCGCGAATGACGAGCCGTCAAAATTCCACTGACGCGCGCCGCCACCGGCCGGGTTCTTTAGCTGAATCTGTTCGTTTCCGCCCCCGTTTAGGATCCCGTACGTGACGCCATTCGAGCCAACCACCTTGACGTCCAGATTCCCAGGCGTCGTGTCAGAAGCAGAAACAGCAACATTCTCATCAGTGCCCCCTGCTGGTAGCGGCTGGTATGTTCCGTCATCGGTGAGGACGTTGGTGCCCCCGCCAGTGTTGATCAGCCGGACACCGTTGACGTGGAGTTCAAAGGCGCCGCCCTCCTCCCAAAATAGATCCGTCCCGCTCCGATAGAAACGGGTCATGAGGTTCCCGGTGTCGTCTAGGTACTGGACCTCAGAAAAGGCGTTGACCGTGAGCAACGTGGAGGCACTGCCAGCCGCCTGGACGCCCATGGTGAACGTGGTGGTGTCACCGCTGATCCCGTAGGTGAAGTTAGCGAACCCCTCAAGGGCACCACCGCCATCCTGACGGACAACTGAGTTAGCGGGGCCCGAAGGCTCCAGCGCTGTGAGGCGCGCCTCCGCATCGTTCGCATTGTCGTTGATGATGGTGCGAACATCGAAGAGGGTTTCAAGGTTGTTGAATGTCTGCTGAGCCATGTTAGCGCCTCGTTAGGATATCACGGCGTTCCCCAGAATGCATCATCATCCCAGGTTTCCGAGTCGTCCCAGATGTTGCCCTCATCCACCCAAACGTTGAGAGCAGCGGTGTCAATCATATACCCGATCCAGTACGTGCCGGGGAAGATACTTAGGATCAAGGATTGGAATTCCACCTCCCGATCAGCGGGGATCGTGGCGCGGTCTCCAAACGTCTCATCCCCCACATAGATCCAAAATGGGAACGTCGCCGGGTCGGAGGAGATTGGCGGCTGAACTCGCCCGCTCAGATCCTGGTTCACAATGTGATCCTGGATGGCTCCTTGGAGCCCGGAGCAGTAGGCGTTGACCGCGTTGCAATACGCTGTCTCAGATCCACATTGGATGGTGCCGATGTTAGCGGCTTGTGTGAGGTAGTTGAGCGGGTTGCGGTAGACCTGGCTCACCGGGTCCAGCGATGCGTGGACCGTGACATCAAAGCCGGCCGCATCAACCAGGCTTTGGAAGTAGTCAAGGCCCTGGCCGCCGGTCGCTTTCCACGCGGCCTCGATGTTGAGGCGCTGGTTGGCCTCGTTGCGCGCCGGAAAAAGTCCGAACTGGTCCGCCCACGCTTGGACCTGTGTGGTGCTGCTGGGGAACAGTTCAACCCACGGCTGCCACGCAAACTGCTTGAAGTCCTCAGGAACGCCAGCAGCAAGGCCCCGGATGTAATCCGTTAACACCTTGTTGATGGTGAGCTTGAATGCCTCGGAGCGAGGCAGCAGCATCTCCAGAGCGCGGTAGACTACGTTCATTGATCAGTAGATGTTGAAGAATGCCAGCCCCGTTGCACCGGCGCCGCCATCGCCAGCATCAAAACCAGACGGAGCCTCCCAGAAGCCCGCGCCACCGCCCCCGCCTCCGCCGTAGCCGTAGCCGCCCTGGCCGCCGAATGCATTGCCCGGTGATGGGGTTGCTGCGCCCTGGCCCAAGCCGCCGGAAAGCCCCACAGCATACATCAACTCCGTCCCGTTGCCGCCAGCACCGCCCCCGGTTGACGCGTAGGTCCCCGGCGTGGAAACCCCTGAACCTGGGTTTGGTGACAGGCTGTACCACCTATGTCTAGCGATCGCGCCGTCACCGGCTACAATCAGGTTTTCATCAGTGTAGATGTAGCCGCTGACTCCACCGAAGGGCGCCACGGCCGTGGTGATCTCCCGGCGCCAGTTGAAAGCGTTTGCGCCGTCGCGGTAGCTGGACTGCCCTTTGAGGCTCACGCCTCCGGTACCAAGCACAATCCCGCCGCCGATCGTACACTGTGCCCCGTAGCCGCCTCCGCAGTGGCCCCGGCCTCCCTTCGCCGGAATACCTCCTAGGCCCCCGGTTCCCCCCTGGCCACCCTCACCGGGTGGCGCTTCCGAGAGAATGCCCCCCGCGCCGTTATCCAGCTCCAGCCGCGTGAGGCCCCCGTCTGCTCCGTCGTTGCCCACGCCTGACACCAGGTTCTTGACGCCACCGGCGCCACCAGCTCCCACGGTTACGCGCAGCTCCGCGCCAGCTCCGCCCCATTCACTCACGTAGGCATCAAGCAGACGCACACACCCGGAGCCTCCACCGGCACCGCTGTGACTGCCCTGAGATCCGAACACGTTCCAGTAGGCGCCCCCGCCTCCCCCGCCTCCCCCGCCGATGATGACGGCCCGGATCCTGTGATAGGGCTGGGCCCATGTTGGAATCAGGAAAGTGTAAACGCCGGCCACAGGGTATGCGTAGTTCTCACCACGGTGGAGGCGCCGGAGGCCATCCAGGTACTGACTGAACGCGGCCGTGTCCGGGTTGTTCGTAGGAACAATCTGGGCCTCGCTCAGGATGGCCTGCTGAAAGCCAAACAGATCATTGACCAGATCCTCCTCATACGGCGTGCCGTCAGTGTTGCCCAGCGCGGAGATGTTCCGCGCCTTGCCGTAGGGGTAGCCTACCGGATCGGCAGAGTTGATCTGGTTGGGATTGTAGCGATCTTTCGGTGATAGAGCCATCTGACTGGAGTTTCCTTAGGTGTACAATACCGGAGCATCCAGCCCGGCCAACTCGCCCTGACCAAGGACATGAGTGGTGATGATGCTTGAGTTGATTCTTACCACATAAGCGCCGAAAAATGCAGCATTGCTTTCGGCCACCGCGTAGATGACGCCGCCGATAGCGGCGCTTGAAACGCGGTCCTGTGGCGGGAGTGTCGACACTCCGAGGATGAACGGCTCCAGGCTCTCAAGGTGAGCAATGAGCCCCTCCTGGATGTCCGCTTGAAGATCCGCAAGGGTGATCGAAGCGCCGTCAGTGAGGCCAAGCCCTTGGATCTCCACCTCAACAGGAGTGCGCGAGATCCCTAGCGACGTCACGAGCACGCCCGGGGGTGCGCGCGTAGCAAAGCCCTCATCATCAAACAAGGTTGCTTGCTTCACCTCATCCAGCTGGGCCGCCGTGGGAATGCCGTCCGGCTCCGTGGTGGATCGGCTGTAGAGGGTCATGTGGTTGTCTGAGGGTTCGCCGGTGTAGGGGAGCACCAGATCGATCCCGTCCACTTGCTCACCCCAGATCTGATAGTCGACGCGGGCGCCGCCCTGCGGACGCTTCTGAAAGCGCGTGGCTACGCGGTCGCGGTAGGCGGTCTCACTCTCTGGATCGGCAGCCTCCACCAACGGGATGGTGACGGTGGCCACCTGAGCGATGTTCGGCAGCGGGTTGGCAAACTCCAGTTGGTCGCCAAATTCCAGATTGCCGATTGATCCGAAACCAAGGTTGCCCTGATCATCATCCACCGCCTGGACGCGCGCCGTGACGCTCGTGGACAGGAGGGGCACATCCGCCAGGACCGAGTAGATGACACCGGTGTCCTTCTTAAGGAGCAGCGATCCGGCCTTGAGGTCACCCGTTTGATTGAGGACGGTGACACCGATCTCACCCTCCCAGCGCGTGCCCTCCTTGGGGGCTCCCACTCCGATCAGGTTGCCCCACTCCACCAGCGGGATGAACGTGCGACCGTTCACCGTTTGCTGATCGTAGGATGCGAACTGAACGAACAGCTGAAGGCAGACCCAGCCCGCGAACTTATACCCGATGATGAAAATCGCGGCCATCGCGGCCGCTAGCACGCGCGAGAACGACTTGGGGAAAATGGGGATCGTGGTCCCCAGTGACGCCTCAAGCTGTGCAATGATGTTAGCGTTGATGTCTGAGATCTTGGGTGTCTGCTGGCTCATGCTGTGCCCGTCCACTCTCTAGTAAATTTGAGCTGATCGTCCTCACCATCCTTTAACAGAAAATCGATCGTGATGAGGACCCTTTTGACGCCAGTGAGCTGGACGCTGATGAGGATCTTTTCAGCAATGTTCTCCGTCATCCAGTCGAGGTCACGCGCGATCGCGTCCTGCAAACGTCGGAGGTTTCCAGACGTCGCCGGGATTGAAGCCAGAAGTTTCTGGGTCTCGCTCCGGAGTTGGGAGTCATTCTTGGTGGTGATGGTGTTGGCCCACCATTGCTTGTCATCATCACCGGGGAGCCCGTCATCCTCGATGTTGCCGCCCCACAAGGACAGCACGGCAGCGGACTCCAGGCCGTTACCCACTAACAGATCACCACCCTCCAGGGTGACGTCCCCGCCATTCTCTTGAAGCGTCAAAGTAGGATCAGACATGCTAGCTCCAGTTCACCGGTGAGCCCCCGCCTGAGGGCGTGGCGGTTCCGGTTTTCATCCAGTCATCGATGGCCGTGGCGATGTTGTCAGCGGCCTCCTGAGTGTCATCGGTGGTGCCGCTGAACAGCGTGGCCCAGCCCACAGGGCCGGCCGGGGGGACGGCCGTGAACGCTGGCGCCATGCCCGTACCGATGGCTACGCCCAGCGTAGTGAAAGCCGTTTCCATTCCCGGAACCGCGTCCTCAGAAGCGAACGCCGTGGCCAGCGACGACTCAAAAGCCTCCTCATCCGTGGGGAGTAGCGCGGTGACAGGAACAACGGCGGAAACGTAGTCGATGATCTCAGTGCGCCACAGGCCAGCCGCGCCCTCGTGACTGGTGGGCGGGTTGTCTGAGATGCTCTTCATGCCAGCCGCCAGCGCGTCCTTGTCCAGCGCCATCAGGTGCCTCCTGTCGGGGGAGACGTCGGGCCCATGGCCGTGTTGTGCATGTGCGTGGATAGGCCCACGGCCGTGATGGGTGTGACGTCCTGAGCTGTGATCTCACCGGCAGCAGTGACGAAACCGGGCACGGTGACATTGCCCTCCGTGTCGATCTCCACCCCGTTGAGAATGATCTTGGACAGGGGCAGCAAGGAGGAGATCTCCACTGTGCCGTCCCGCTTGCACCACATCTCAGCCGCCAACCCTCCCGGGCCCGCGCGCGAGTACAGCCGCGTTTCACCGGGCCCAGCTTTCCGATCGATCCGGGGATCGTGGTAACCACTAACAACGTCCTCACCGGTCGCCGGCCCGTCATGCGTGGCGAAATAGTCGCCGGGGAGCGGCTGCGCATCGTAGCCGGCCGGCGCGTAGTGGTCCGCCGTCATGGTCGCAAGTCCGCCCGGGTCGCCCTTCACTTCCGGGGGGCGCTCCGCGCCGTTGGTATTCAACGCCCACTCTAGCAGTTCTGCTACTCTTCCCACGGAAACAGCTCCGGCAGTTCCCCCGACAGAGCGCCGGGCAAGATCGTCCTCAGTGTAGCATCGGACCGCGTGGGGGTGAACCTCAATTCATTCTCACGAATCAATAACGGTGACTTGCGATACACCATCGCCTTGGGCGCCAGCAGTGTGATGTATCTGTCAGGCGTCCAATAGGTGGTGGACTGATCCTCCGTGGTCGCCACGTCAATGTCATAGCTGATCGCATCGGCGAACATGCGCCCCATGCGCGCCTCAACCGCCACAGGAACGTCCGCCGGATCCGTGTCGTTTAGCTCATACACGTAGGGGCGATTCACATCGAAGTTGTCCGCCAGTTTCGGGTTCTCGACGCTGAACCTAGAACCCGTCGCGCCCCCCTTGGTTTTCGCGATCCCAGTCAGTGAGCTGTAGTATTCCTGCGTTTCAAAATTGGGAGTCACCTTCACAACCGGCCGATTTTCCTCTAGCGTGGCAATGACGTCATTGGTGTCCGTGTTCGCCACGGTGAACAGGAGATCCCCATCAGGCGTGGAGCGAATGATCAGCCCGCGCTGCTTCGCCAGGTCGATGAGGAACGGCAGGATCTTCTTGCCCGGCTTGAGCTGGACCTTTTCAAACGGCGTGCCCGGGTCCGTGCGTCCTAGCGCATCAATGTCCAGATAGCTCCCGCCACTGTCGAGGTCCAGCACCACAACCTGAGGCTGACCAAATACCACATTGACCCCAAAGGGCTCACAGACCTGTTTCGCGATCTGCTCTAGGGTGAGGTTCTTGAACTCCGTGGGTAGCTGGGACTCCAGCATGGTGACATCATTGAGGACCCCACACTTGGCGTAGGCGTCCACCGTAACTGTCACCTGGTCCGGGCTTACCTGCGGAGTGATGGCCATGCCGGTGCCAACGAATCGAACCTCACCGCCCAGATGCATCACGATTTCCGGGTAGGAGTAGGGGCGGAACACTTCCCGGAACTCCTTGCGCTCCGGCTCAAATACTGACGTGAATGAGACGCGCGCGATCCCGTCTACCTGCTCCACCAGCGTGACGTTGGACCAGTATTCCCAGGCCTGCCCGTTGATCTCAAGAAAGACCTCACTCGGCATAGTAGACGATCCTGCGCCCACGCGGGATTAGGTACAGCTCCTCACCCCCGATCCGGTTGGTATCAATGAAGTTGTCCAGCACAGCGTTTTCCACGCTCCCGTAGAGGTCGCTGCAAAGGTCGATGGGCGACCGGTCGCGCTGTAAATAAATAACACGCTCGGGGAGGAGATTGAACGAGTCGGTGACCAGCTTGCCGGTGATCTGAGAAACGGCCTGCTGATTGATCTGATAGGTCGCGCCCGGGTCCGCGTAGTTTTGAGCCTCAAAAAGGTTGTCCAGCGCCGCGTTGTTCTGTGCATTCAGGTTCAAGATCTGGGAGGCCGTGTCCAGTGCCGAGGGACGGTTCGCGAATGGTGTGCTGTTGGCGCTTAACACGGTGGCATTCGTGGCCGCCAGCATCATCAGGTTGTTGAATGATGTGCCGTTGGAATTCCCCACGCTCCCGAAGTCGCTCACCAGCGAATCTGAAAACGCAAAGTAGCCGCCGAACTTGGAGCCGAGATCCCCAGCGAACTCAGCCGGTGACTTGATCAGTTGGACCATCTGGGACGCAAGGTCCCCCGGAGCGTTGACCAGGGTGTCAATCGACTCCGTCAGCTGGCGCGCAGCATTGTCAAATGCGCGCTGGGCTCCGGCGATCCCGTTGCTGGCAGCGCGTACAGTTTGAGCCGCCTTGTTGATCCCCTTGGTCACGTCGTTTTTCAGAAGCGCCTGGAGTACCGGCGTGTTGGTGTCTACAGTTCCCGCGAACTCGGCAGCGCTCGCCACATCAAACCCGGCAATGCTTGCCGCGATCTGACTGGTGGGGATACCGGACACGTCCGGGTAGACCTGAGCCAGCGTGCTGGAAAACACCACGGCCACGCGCGTCTGGTTCGCCTCGTCCACCATCGCGTTGGATCGTTCGATGGTACCGGTGGGCACCACGTCAAAGGTGCCATAGCTAGGGTGTTCTAGTCGCCCCCTGCCCTTTTCCAGGCACGCAGCTTCAAAAGCTGTGCCCAGCCGATCGTTGTCGTCGCCGGTGAAGAGGGCCACGATCGGGTAATCGCCATCGTCATGCCCGTTGTCCTGGACATACTTGCCGTCGATCCCGTTGAAGAAAAACTTGGCTGTCCGCTTGGTGCTGACTCGCTTTAGGTCCACGTATTGGAACACAATACGCGTACCACCGGGGGACGTATATGCGGCCTCCTTGAGGCGCTCCTGCCATCCAGGGATCGGCACCTCATCGGAGCCGCCCAGCCCCAGGGTGTCAAGAACTGCATCAACAATCGCATCACCGAGGCCCATTAGAAGCTCCCAGAATTCTGGACGTTGAGCTTGACTCCGCCCTTGGTCTGTGCACTCCCCTTGAGCTGGGGAGCCATATTGACGTCAATCCGGCCCTGGACATCTGGGAGCCCGCCACCCTGGCCGCGCTCCGTCTGGATACCTCGCGCCTTGTCTTGCGCGGCAAAGTTGGCCTCACGATCGCGCCGGTCTAGTTCAGCTGAGGTCGCTTCCATAAATTCCATTTTCTGCATGGCCACGCCAAACTTGGAAAGCACGTCCGCGATCATGTTGTTCAAGAAGATCAGCGGAGCTGCAAGCGCGTCCATCGCCATGAGGCCCGCCAGCTTGAACTCATCCCAGTGGAGGATCACCATAGCGATGGCAGCAGCGATCGCCATGAGGAGAAAAATGATCGGGTTCATCGCCATAACAGCCTGGACCGCTAACCCGGCAGCCGCCCACAGCTTCAGCGCCGTGGTCACCGTCAGGATGGCAGCAGCTACGGCGCCAACGTGGACCGCCACATCAATCAGCAGGGGAGCCCATTCAATGAACTTCTCCGTGTAGAATTTGATCGCTTCCTTGGTGTCTGGGTTGCCCAGCCACGCGGTGAACTCCTGGATGAGCGGACGGAGCGAGCCCTTGAGCGAGTCATTGAGCGCCACGGTGAGCCCGTCCCACGCGCTCCCCAGCTTGGTGACGTCACCGCTGAGGTTGTCCAGCTTGACCTTGGCGATACGGTCAGCGGCGCCCTTGGAGTTCTGGAGCGTCTCAGTGAGGGTGCGCCCCTCCTCATCCACGTCTGAGAACATGCGCCCCAGGATGGTGAGCGCCTTCTGGCCTCGCAGGCCCACCAGTTCAGAGAACGCGGCCGCGCTCGCCGCGTTGCCGCTGAGGCTGGCCTTAAGCTTCGCCGATTGCTCAAACAGTTCCTTGGGTGGCAGCATGTTGCCGTGAGCGTCAATAAATGAAACCCCGGCCTCTTTCATGATCCGCGCTGCCGTCTTGCTCGGCTTGGTCAGCTTGGTCAACATCGTTTTGACGGAGTTGCCGGCCTCGCTCGCATCAATGCCCACGTCTTGCATCTTGGCGACCATGGCCACGGAGTCCTCAATGCTGAAACCGAACTCCTTAGCGATCGGTGAGACGCTCTTCATTGATTCACCGAGTGAGCTGATGCTGGACTTGGTGCTGGTGCTCGCCACCGCTAACACATCCATCACACGTTGAGCATTCGCGGCTGTCTCCATCGCGTTCTTGCCCTTCATGTCAAACGCCGCAAGCGTGCTGGTGAGGATGCCGGCTGCTTCGGCCATCTCAATCTCACCCGCGCTTGCTCCGCTCAGGACGGCCGGGATCGCGCCCAGCTGCTGCTGGGTGGTGAAGCCTGCCTTGGCCAGCTCATTGAGCCCCTGGGCCGCCTGAGCGCTCGTGTGCTCGGTTGTCGCGCCCAGCTCCTGGGCTTTGGCTCGCAGGGCTTCCATTCCCTTAAACGTGGCCTTGTCGCCCATGTTCGCGCGAACCTTGCTCATCTCCTTGTCAAACTCACGGCCCGCCTCCGTGAGCTTCCACACCCCCACCGAGGCGCCAGCAGCAGCAGCACCGGCAGCAACGAACCCAGTGGTGAGCCCACTGTGGAGTTTGTTCGTCATCTCCAGTTGCTTCTTGAAGTTGCGGTGAGTGGCCTTGAGCTTCTTGGACTTCGAGATCATCCGATCCATTTTCTTGGACAGGAGATCCCGCCCCTTGAAAATGGTTTCGATCGCGAATCTTGAAGCCATGGCTGATACTACCTCTAATCCTTCTTGGCTGTCATCTTCTTAAGGCCGGGGATCAGGAATCTATAGTAGCTCCTGATCTGGTGCATCTTGAGTGTCATGGGGTCCGGCAGCCCCGGGTAGTCATGTTGGATCTGCATCCACATTTCCAAGTAGACCGCCGGCACCTTGTGGAGGCTAACCATGCGACCGTTGACCCGCACGGCTCCTGATGAGTTTGTCTCTACGCCGTTTCTCACGACGGTTGCGCGGGCGTCTAGGCCAAAAAAAGCGAGAACACCGCCTTGCAGATCCGTAGATCTCGATTCTTCAACTTGTGGAACAGCGAGTGATCCACCTTGCAGATCGTCGCCATCATCATGTATTGCTTCGATGCGTCCGCGTTTTTCTTGCCCTTGTCCAGTTCCAAGAAGGCTGCGCCGTCCGGCTCGTGGAACGTGATGCTTGAGGGCTGGTCCTCCGGGGGCCTCTTGAATACCACAGTGGGCTCACCCTCGTCACTGACAGTGATGTGGCCCTCCTGGACAGCCTTGATGAACTGACGCTTGAGGGAGGCGAAGTCCACCTTGTCCTCACTCGTCATCTCCTTTTCGTCGGTGTCAAGATCCATGCAATCAACGAAGCGTTCAAACTCAGCAGTTGCAGCTTCAACTGAGACTTTTTCCATGATGTGTTTTTTCCTTGTGAGTTATTTGTTAACAGAGGAAGCCGCTGGCAGCGCGGGGGCGGCTAACCAAACACCAACGCTGTCAGCGGCTCCGTGGTTTGCGTTACTGCTTCTTGAGCTTGTCCGGGCCTGAAAACTCCAGCGTGCTGGTGGCGTTCTGTGATGCGGCCATGACATCACCGTTGAGCGTGCCCCGGCCCTGATAGGAGGTGCCATCCACGTAGGTCACGAGAATGGGGACCCAGTCCTGGGCATCAGAAACACCCTGGAGGAATTCGAGATCCTCCTTGACGTTGTCAATCTCCAGTTGGATGCCTTCGAGCTTCCAGGGCTTGCGGGTCTTTACCTGACGGGCTGAGCCGTCGCCGTTCGCCTGGACCTCATTGGTGAACCCACCCAGGTCCCGGTTTGAGTCAGCATCCGCAGCAACAGGGAAGTTGCGGCTTTTGACTGAGATGCTTTCAATGCTTCCGCCGATTGCCATTTGTCTGTTCCTTGTTAGTTGTTAACGGTTAGCCGACTACAGGAGCCGAACCAAAGAAGAACCCCCAGTTGAGCGTCACGTCCTTGATGTTCGTGTTGCCGCTCACCTGGACCGTCACTGAGATGTCCAAGCGCTTGGGGTTGCTGGGGTTGATGTTTGCGGTGATGCTCGCGATTGCCGTGGCTGCATCGCTGATGATTGCCTCCAGCGCCAGGTTTTCCACGATGGCAGCGACAACCGCGATCGCCATCTTGGGGGTCTTGGCTTCGGTGTTCGTGGTCGGACCCTCGGGGATGAGCGGCGCTCCGTCCCACTCAGCGTTGTTGAACGCCAGATCCAGATTATAGATCACCTGCATGAGCTTGATCTGGTCCACCACGTAGCGATAGGCCGGGGGCTCCTCGCCAGTCGGGGACCAGGGGGTGACCACGTCGGAGACGTTGACCACACCGTCCTTGACCTCAACCGTGGAGCTGCCCTGCTTGATAGCCAGATCCCGGAGGTTGTAATCCCATTGCACGCTATCCGGCCCAGGGTTGAGCGAGAACGCCGGCTGTGAGCCGTAATCGTGCGGGGGGTTCACCTGGGCCAAGCGGACAATGGGGTTGACCTGAGCGGCCGCAATGACCCACGGCATGTTGTTGGAGCCGGGGTTCACTAGCTGGCACGTCACGCGGTCTGAGCCACGGTCCTGAGTCCCAAAGGTGGCATCACCCACAGATGCGTCATTGTTCCCGTAGAACACGATCGCAGGCTTGTGGACCAGCTCGCCCCAGCGCGCCTCACCCCAGATCACGAACTTGTCCAGGTTGGCCTCAGCGCTCTCAGGCGTGATGATCATGGTGTTCCAGACATCGCCGATCTCAGTGAGGGCCGGGTCCACGTCAGCAACTCCAGCACCGCCGGTGAATGGGGTCAGCGTCCAGGTCACCCCAAGCGTCAAGGGCCCCTGCATCTCCAGCTGGACATCATTGCCGTGGGCGCCGTCCCAGGCGACGTTGAGCACCACGTCAGTTACCAACACGTCAATGGTGGCAGTCTCGCCCAGCGTTGCCGAGCCGGCAGCGATGGTGAAGTCCAGGCCATCAATCGACTTGGCGCCAACCGCCTCATCCTTCGCCCGGAGGTTGCCCTTGGGGTCGTAGACGTTGAACAGCTGTGAGCCCGCATCGCTGCACACGATCGAATAGGCGCCGCCCTTCGGCGCGCCCGTCACGCTGATCGCGCTGAGGGTGATGTTGGCGCTGTCGTTTCCAGCCGGAGCCCCGTAGGTGTTGACCGCCTGAGCGGGCATGCCCAGCGTGTTGTTGATCGAATCCGTGACATCGCTGAGGACCACGTCCGTGTCAATCGTGCCCTTTTGAACAAGGACACCCTGGCCAGGAACGCCACCCAGGACGGGCGTATAGGTCGCCGTTTCCGTCGCCGTGCCTGATGCCACATCGACGCCACCGGCAGCGGCAGCGCCACCAGCAGGCTGAGCCAGCGGGATGACGTCCACGATCGTGGTGCCCACGTTCTGGCCGTTGACCGGGAACAACTCACGCGCGATCTGGTAGGCCTGCGAACGGTAGCCGAGGATCCCGCCTACCTGTGCCGCCCCACCGTCGATGGTGAACTTGTCCGTGGGATACGAAAGGCCGTCCTCGCCTTGCGCAATGATTGCGATCCGCTGGGGCACAAACCGGACGGCCCCACCAGACAGGTCTTTAAAATTGGTGGTGACACCAGTTCCGCGTGCTACCGCGCTAGGAGCAATTCCCATTTTTCCTGTTTCCTTGTTAGTGTTTGGTTAGGATGTCCGGAAGATAGCGGAGCCGCCATCCTTCGGTAAATCAGAGAAGCTTGCAGCCTTGTCGGCCACGGATTCATTGATGGCCCACGCCCCATCCGTGCTTGGTCGCGTGAGCGGGTTGACCTGGCTGATCGTACAATCACCGAGCCAGGAATAATCTGTGCCGCCACCACCAGCGCTCAGACGCCCCATGCCGCCATAGATCGCTTCTAGTTCCAGGCCGGAGCCATTGGTGGCATCAACTTGCACATCGGAGATGACAGCAACCCCCTGGTACCTCACCAGGCCCAGGCGACCGGATCCTTTGTGCTCGATGTTGCCGCCGGCACCGAGGCGCACAGAGCCAGCGTTTCCAGCCATGAAACCGTCAGCGACTGCGTCTCCAAACGACCGATAAACGGGGCCATTGTTGGCGCCGTCATTGTCATCCAGATCGATCTCAGCGCCGGAAGTGGAGATGAATGCGGCGCCAAACCAGCCGTCAACGCCTCCTGAGTTTCCGTATGCAGAATTACCCAGGACGCGAAAGCCCTCCTCCAGGTTCACGCTTGAGTTTGAGCCATGGGCGACAACTGCCCCCGTGACGATCCCCCCCTGCCAAAGGCTGTCATAGATGAACACGATGCCCGGGATCGAATTCTCATCACGAGTCGAGAAGCCCCAGCCCACCGACTCGTTCTCGTCAAGGCCCAGCGTCTTGCCATACCTTGTATCCCAGCCGCCAGCCCAAACAGTTGCATTAACGAAACGCACCGTCTGCCCGTAGCCAGCAGCGTCACCGGAGACGAGGAAGCCAACGAAGTAGTGAGAGCCTCCGAAGTAGTACGTCTGGTAGCGCCCGGGATCGGCCGCGAATTCGATGTTGCGCCACACGATGCCACCCGTGGAGCGACCAAACCAGAATCGGTTGGGGCCACCCTGAATGACGTCTTGGATCAAAGAGGTCCCATCCTGGCGCGTGGACTTGAACTTGACCCCCGGACGAACAATCCGAATCTTGCCCCCGGCAGCCAGGTCGGCCTGCTTCGGGGAAAGGAACTCGATGCCGTCTGTGGTGTTCTCCGCGATCGTCGCGTAGCCCATGATCGTGTCATCAGGATTGATCAGCTCAACGAACAGCCCCAGGTAGGCGTCCGCCACCCAGCCCGGGGACGCGCCTGAGCAGTCAATGCTCCGGCCTGTGTGTGAGGTCACAGCGGTCTCACCAACCACCTCCTCAAAGTTGTCCCCACCATCGAACACGAGCCAGCGCGCTACCACCTCAGGCAAATGGATCAAATCATCGATGCTGTAAGGCTCAGTAGCTGGGGAGAAGTAGACCCAAGTATCAAACAGGCACCGGGTGCCGATCAAGTCGCAAAGCCCCTTGATCGTTCGGACGGGCTCCGCTTGGGTGCCGTCGTTGGTGTCGTTGCCATTGTCGCCATCAATGTAGAACGTAGCGGGGGCCGGCTGCGCAACAAGCAATGCGGAGCTTGCCATGCTTTGCAGGTGCGTGCCTACGCGCGTGGCCGTGTTTGCAGCGATCTCGGTTTCATCCTTGATCTCCACGGCTTGAGCATCTAGAGCGGCGCGCTGATTGGTCATGCAAATGTCCTATCAAAAGTTTCATCAAAAACCCCTTCAACCGGGGTGACGATCTTGACAAGGAGGCTCCCGTCCTCCTCACGAAAAACACACGTCGAGAAATACTCAAACACTGTGCCGATAAGCTGAGGCGAGTCTACCAGATAGTGGACCCCTAATGCTAGTCTAGCGCCCACAGTTGTGACCGCTGCCCGTGTCTCCAGCTCCGGCTGAAACGTGGTGATGCTGTCGACCCATCGCCCATAGCAATACTGGTTGTAGATGCTGCGCTGAGCGATCGGCCCATCGTTAGCTCTTGGTGAGCCCAGATAGGTGTACTGCGCGGACATCAAGATCCGCCGCACCAACCCCAGCCACCGGTCCGCCTGGTTCTTGGCGATCAGGTCACCGGGGTCATGTCCCGCGTCCGTGTCCGTCGCTTTGCCGAACCCGTAAATGTCAACGTTCCACACGCCGTCCGCGCGATTCGCCCGGACCGTGGAGCCGTCCTTTTCGTACGTGGAGGAGTTGAACCAGACATTGATGGCCGGGGTGACGTCGTCGCCCTCCGAGCGGTCAAACGGCTTCATACGGTTCATGTACACCTTGGCCGTCCACGGCTCCGGGTCCTCCCCCGCGTTAACCGCTAACACCTGCTGTTCGGCGATCTCGGTTGCGAGGATGCTGGCCACAGCTTCGGTGATCACCTCGTGACCGTCCGGGGTGTCGATGAGTTCCGTGATTTGTGCTGGGCTCATGGGGCCGGGGTCCACTCCGTGACGAAACAAACCAAAACGCCCAGCTGATCCGGGAGCGTCTCAAAAATCTTGTAGGTCTTCGGGGCCGCGTTGCCTGGGAGCTGTACCTCAACCAGCCACGGGTCCGAGTCCTCATCCTGAACACCCTCAGGGCGGCCGATGGTCAGCGCTGCCAAGGGCAGGGAAACATGCACCTGACGGCCGGCAATGTTCTGCCCGGTCTCAGGATCGATCGTGTTGCCGATGTCGGCGCCGTGACCCGTGATCGCCTGGGTGTTCCCGTCGGGGGCGGTCAGGGTCATAGACAAACCGAAGCCAGCGGCCGAATCCTCAAGGATGGCCTGAGTGTCGGCGCTGGCTTGGTCGTACAGGCTCAAGGGTCAGGCCTTTTCGATCTTGCCCTTGCTCACCAGCTCCGCAGCCCGCGCTTTGGCGACCTCCGGATCACGGTTGAGATCCTTGAGCGCTACCGGCTCCAGCGATCCCTTGACTCCGCCCAGCGTGGTCACGGCAACGCCATCACACACACGGTAGGAGTCACCGCCCTTCTTGGAACGGCGCGGGGCCGGCTTGGGGGCCGGCGCTGGTTCGGGTTCGGGGGCCACTGCGGTGTCCTCCGAGGGCGCTGAGGATTGCTCCTCAGCGCTCTCAGTTGACTCCTCAGGGGCTTTCTTGCTACGGCGCTTGGCTGCCATGTCTTAGCTCCTGAGCCATCGCCTATTACGGCGTGGTGTCCAGCGTTCCGAACGTATCGATCGCCACCGGGATGATGAGCGGTCGCGTTCCTGCCGAGACGTAGAGGGCTGAATTATCCGGGAGGATCCAGCTGTTCCACGTCATGTCACCACCCTCAGCCGTGCGGCGCTGAGGAATGAAACGCAGAGCGCGTTCCTCAGGAGCTGCAACGTAGGGAAGCGCGCCATAAGCCGCGTCCAGGCGGGTGTTGTCGGACATAATGATCACGTTGTCATTGCCGACGAACCGAGTGCTAGCGCCACCCACGGGGTTGTTGTAGCGGCCCGTGTAGGTCCACAGCTCAAGGCTGTAGGAGCCCACAGCGATGTCACCCATGAACTTAGCCCCACCCACGGAGCGCGGACGATCCACGGCACCGAGGCTGATCCGGCGATTGTCCAGGATGGCCTGGACCTTTTCGGAGCGGACGAAGTTTTGCCAAGCCGTCTTTCCGAAGATAGCGCGGACGGGCTCGCCTTTGCCATCCTCGGCGATCACGTCCGCCAGTGACTCAAGGTCAATGAGGGGCGTGGCGTTGGCAGCATCTGACCAAGCCGTGCCAACAGTGGGAAAGTGCGTGGCCTTAGGAGCGTAGTTGATGGTGTAGAGCGAGGTGCCGCTGGCGTCCACCAAGTCAGCTGCGCCGGTCTGGAGAACCTGGGAGGTTTGAAGCTCCACCGCGCGGCGGATCTTGTTCTCCATTTTGCCGAGAACCTTAGCCGCATCAAATGCGAGGTTCGCGCCGTACTCCGGATCGGTGTGAGGGTTCTGTCCCGGTCGACGATCGATCAGGTTGTACGCATTCAGCGGCGCCTTTTCTTTGTAGATCGGGGGGAGATACTCGTTATTTTGGTACAGCTGCGCCGTGTTGTCTCGGCCGCCATCTTGGAGATCCTGGATGACGATCGCGACGTCCTCCGTGTCTCGTTCGATGTCGATCGTGACCTTCTGGGAGCGGAACCGGCGAGTGCGGGCAAACGAGGTGAGAAACTGGGGAGCCGCAGCAAAATCGCTGTAGGTCTCCAGGAACACGCTCGTGGCTTCTGAGATAGTCATTTGATATCTGTTCCTGTGTTAGTTGTTAACGGCTCTTAGGAGTTGTTGAACTCACCGAGGGAAGTGACGTCCACGGCAAGGATGCCCATGGTGCGAAGTTGATCCTTGGTCGCCTCAGTGATCGGATCTGCGTTTTCGTAGAAGATCTTGCTGAGGTTGACCTTGCCCTTGAGGATGGGGCGGATGGGGAGATCCCCGGCGCCTGCTGCCACAACATCGTACTGGAGTACGGCCGTAGCCACCTCGCTACCGTCACCGGCAGCGTCATCGCACACAATGAGCTTACCGCTCGCGGTGATGCGTCCAAGGAGTGTCCCGGCCGCCGTGGTGCCAGCACCGGCAGCGGTGAACGTCTCGTCAGCGGTGAACGGCTCTTCAAGCGCCACCGTGTTGAGGTCGATGTTTTCGTATTCGCGGTTTGCCATCTTTCAGGTTCCTTTACTCGATGATGAGGGCATCACCCTCAGCTGCTGATCCGCGAATCTCGGCCATGGCCGACGCGAAACCTTTACCATAGTCGTCAGAGTCCGTGCCGCCATTTTTGGAGCTGGTCTCCTTCTTGCCGTCGAGGGCGGCAGAGGCCTCCTCGTCGTCATCAGCGCGCGCGCTTGAGTCGCGCTTGTTCTGGCCGGCGCTCATGTATTCGGCCTGCACCTCGTCATCAGCAAACGGGGTGCCGTTCGCAATGGCAGCGAGTGCGATCGCCATAGCGCCCGTGGTCTCACCCATCTTGAGGTGAGCCTTGACGCGCTTGCGTTCCTTGGTGGTGGCCTCGTCACACGCCTCGGAGAAAACCTCGGGGTGTTCGGCCTTGAGGGTTTTCAAGTCCATTTGTGTTTCCTTCTCGGCGCTAGCCGATTGTGTGTCAGATACTTGGGAGGCATTATTGCTTCCTTGAATATCGTCAATCATCCCGCGCGTGCGGGCTTCTTCGGCTAGGAACGTGCGGCCCCTACCAAAAGACTCATTCACGATGGTTGCACTTGTACCACGGCTGTCCGCGATACTGCCAACGAAAAGATCGTGGATCTCATCTAGCTGTGATCGGATAACAGCCTGACCATCCTCCGTGGTCACGTCGGGGCGCTTGTCTGGCGCGTTGGTGCTCGTGATAGTTACGAATTGATCGCTGACAGGAATATCCGTAGCAACGCCAATCGATCCAAAGGCAGAAGCCGGCCCGCGCGCTTCTATGCGGCCCGTAGCGGCTGCAATCGCGTAGGCCGCGCTTGCGGCATAGTCAGCCACGGCGCTGACCGGCTTCTGTGATGTCTTCACCTGGTCCAGCACGCGGAACAGCCCCGACACTTGGCCGCCAGGGGAGTCAACGTTCAGCTGGATCCGCTCAACTCGCGCGTCCGTTTGCGCCGCCGTGAGTGCGGCACGGATGTCATCATAGCCCGTGTGTTGCACTCCGAACATCCGCAGGATGGGCACTGAGCGCGCCATGAGCGGCCCGTTGATACCGATGTGGGCCACGTTCCCCTGGACGGAGAACGGCTCATCAACGGGGTCCTCAGCAGCCGGAACAGCGGAGATCCCGTCCACGCGATCCATCGCTGCTTTCAGGTCCTCTAGCGCCTCTGCTTCAATCAGCCACTTCATTGGTCTGCCCTTCGTTCTCGTTCTCGTTCTCGTTCTCGTCGCCACCGGGGTCATCCGCCTGCGAGGCTAAAACGCTGCCAGCGCTCAAGGGGATCCCGGCCTCAGCCGCAAGCTGTCGCTCCCGGCGCTGCTTGCGTACGTTGTTCCGCCACTTGGTGCCGCTGACCAAACGTGACGCACGATCGAAGCTGAGGAACCCGCTGTCAGTAGCGAGGTCCACACCTTTCATCATCTTGAACATGTCGGTGGAGGGCTTCACTTGGCCGTTCCACTCGCTCTTGATCCAGGCCGCGAAAATGTAGCGGCTGTTCCCGGAGTTCTCGCGCCAAGCGTCCACGAGACCCGGCGCCTCAATGCGCCGCGCCATCACCTCACCCAGGAGCCACTCATTGTAGAACGGCTTGCAGAACGTATCGCCAAGCCGCTGGCGCTGGACCGTCAGGAACATGCCAAACTCATTGATGGCAGCAGCGGACGCGGAATAGTTCGCGTTGAATGACAGCTGCAAGATCTCCGGCGGGATCTCCAGTGCCCACGCGAGACCGCGCACGATCCCCGCTTCAAAGTCCGAGTAGGATTGATCGGCCCCGTGCCCCTTGTGAGCCACAGGCTCCTCACCAGGCGCCAGCCGGTCCACAGTCACCCCTGGCGTCATGCTGGCAGCATTGAGCTGGATCGGGCCCTGTGCACCCTCGCCCGGAGTCGCCTTGGCACTCTTTCGCACAGCGGAGTTTGCCACCATGCGCGTGCCTACGCCGTCGCCCTCCTTCTTGACGAACAGCGCCAACATCGAATTGATGACGGCCTTGCGCTGGGTGCTGTCGCGGAACCGGTCGATCTCCTTGAGCGACTGGAGGATCTGGGCAAGGATGGGCTGGCCGCGAACCTGGCTCATCCGCTTGTCGCTACCGAAGTACAGCCACGCAAGGCGGCGACCGGAGCGGCTGCCGTTGGCAGGCATGCGAACAGAGGAGCCGTCCTCCTGGGTCACCCAGTAAGCAATGGGGCGGTCATCCTTGTCCACCTCCACGCCATAGTAGATCCTCGCGTCTCTCGGGGGGTTGGCCGGGGTCTGAACGTCGCGCCCGTCAATGAGCTGGATCTGTGGCACCCGGTAGCGCTTGGACATGCGCTGGACCACCAGGATGTCCCCCGTGACCAGCGCCTCCCTCTTGGCCTCCTCTTGGAGATGGGCAAACGTCCGCTTGCCTTCGAAGTCGCAAAGCTTCGGGTCATTCGCCCACAGCTCAAACTGCTCCTCCGTCATGTCGGTCCAGTCATCAAGACTGCCCTCCGACATGCCAAGGATCCCCTCAGAAGGTGTCGACTCCAGCGCCAGGCCGGTCACCACAATGTTCGTGACCAGGCGCCGAATGATGCCGCGCGCGTACAGGTTGCGCTCAAAAACCTCTGAGCTTTTCGTCCTCAGCGCCCAGTAATCGATGGCCAGGAACGTGTTCCCGCCGAACCCGGTTTGACCCGGGAATTTCTCGCCGTCATGGTAGCCGTAGCCCCACCCGTCATTGTACTGGAAGAAATCAGCCGCCTGACTAAGCGTGATCGTGACATCCCCGCTATCAAGGGACGCATTGATCTCTTCCTGCATCGTTGACGGCTGTGAGTCACTAACAGCCGGGAGGGTGCTCATAAGGTCATCCACGGAGACTTTGCCAAATCCGAACATGATCACCTAGCGGGACGGACCACCAACGTGGCCCCACACGTACGCGCACAGATATCATCATATGTGCTGTAGAGACTCTTGAGAGTGTTTCGCAATGAACCCACCTCCGCGCGTGAAACCGTTGTGCGGGTCTGCCCAGTGTCTAACGTGTAGCTCTGCGTGTTCGTTCCGGCGAACGCTTCCAGCGCGTCCTCATACGCAATGATGATCGTTTCCAATCTCGCCTTGCGTGCGTTCCAAAATGTGTTGTCACAGCTCATTTAGCAAAGAACAAACCTTGTTCCTCACAAATATCATAGAACTCATCCCAGTTCACTAGGTATTCACCCTTTTTTTCGTCGGGCGGACAGGTGTTAAAGCCTAACAGGTCGTGGACGAAATAGGCCATCACCGAGAGATCCCAGAACTCATTTCGTGAGTGTGACGGGCGGTGCCATTCATAACCCTCCGTCTTGCCCGTCTGGCGGTTCACCTTCTTGCGCTTCACCTCCACCGTCAGCTCCTTCAGCTCCTCATCGGTGGTGTCCTCCGGGCAGTTGAAGTGACGTTCAGGCTGAAGCGTGCCGCCGGGCCAGTCATGCTTTAGGACCATCTGGAGCCGGTCCTTGAATGCGTCCACGCTGATCATGTACGCCAATATCCCCATGGTCATGTTCTTCATTTCTTGGAAGTGCTTCATGTGGCTGTTTTTGCCCTCGCCCTCTCGGCCCTTCGTGGCGATGACTCCAACGGTGTATTGCGAGCAGAACGTGTAGACGTGATCCGCGAGATAACCGGAATCAATCGCGGTCACGCAGATGGGGTATTTGGTGCCGTCATCTCCGGTGTAGATCGTCGTTTCAATGAACGTCTCCAGCCGCTTCCACGTGTCCTTATCCTCCAGGTCTTTGCAGTCGCCTTCCCACTTCTGATAGTCGATGTTCACCGAGCGGCCGCCCCTCGTGAAACCGAACACGCCCACAGCAAGCCACGTCTCCTGAACGTCCACCACGCACGTGACGAACAGTACCCGGCTGCCCATGCAGCTCATGGCGAACTCATTGGGGATCTCCCCCTTCTTGTATCGGCGCCGGTGAGGAGACACTTGTTCAAACTTCAGCTTGTCACCGCGCACCTCAAACGTTTCCCCCAGGACGTTGTTGTAAAAAACCTGGAGCTTCTCAATGTCCTTGACACGGCCGTTGATTTGATCCCATGCCTCCAACCACCTCATCACGCACTCATCCCAGGACGCCATCCCAACGGGGGAATACAGCGCGGACAGGTGATAGGAGCGGATGTGGGGCGCCACGGGGGCAGCGGTCGGACGCCACTCGGCCCCGTTCTCAGGATCAAGCATGCGCGTCTTATCATCGTTCCTGTGAGCGTGTCCGCACTCCTCACAGATGTAGCGCGCGGACCCGAAAACAAGGTTTCCGTTTTCGTCGGTGTCCCACTCGATGCCAGACACTACCCCGGTTTCCTTGTCGACCCGGCGCCAGCGGAGGCGCTGCATGTGCCCGCACTCCAAACAAGGCACGTAGTAGTAGCGCTGATCCCCGCGCTCAAACATGGGCTCAATCTTGCTGAGGCCCTTGATGGTGGGGGTGCTGCCGTTGAGGAGCTTGCGGGACTGTTCGTAGGCTGAGGTTCTGTCTTTCACTAGGGCGTGGGGGTCGCCGTCGCGTCCCACAACCAGGGGCCACGCATCATCCTCATCACCGAGCAGACAACGGATCGAAAGTGAGCGGAGCTTGTTGGCGTTCTGGGCACCGAAGGGAACCAGGTAACCTCCACCGGCCCAGCTGATGCGCTTGTCTGTTTTGCCTGTTTTTCTGGTGTTTTTCTCGTCATCACTTTGGATCAGGTGCTCAAGCTCCGAGTGTTGCAGCATCGGCGTGATGTTGGATTCCATTCTGAGCTTGGCCAGCTCAGCGTCCGCCGTGACCATCATGGTGGGGGCGGTCTTCACGTAGTCGATCAAATATCCGATGTAGTTCTCCAGGATGGCCGTGGTGTAGGAGATCTGTACGCCTTTCATAAAGATCACTTCACGGATCGGCGAATCAATGGCCAGCGCGTCCAATGGCTCCTTCATGAAAGGGGTCACCTTAAAGGAGAAGAACCCTGGCATGGCCGTGACTGACGGCGGCAAATAGCGGCGCTGCTCAGCCCACTCACTGGGGAGCATGCTGGCGATCCTGGTGGTCCACGCCTCCAGCTCCTCACAGAACCAATCACGCTCGGCGGTGGTGTTAAAAATTAACAGGTCGTTCACTTCCACCCCGGGTAGTTCTGCATTGCAGCCAACACCAGGCAGTTCCGAAGGAACATCCACTCATCAGGAAACATTTTCATCGGGTGTCCCTCTCCTCCTCAAGTAGCCAGTCCCAGATCCTGACCGCGAGATCCACCACCAGAAACAGCACGGCGACCACGAACAGGAACATGGCAAAGCCGGTGAACATCCCCAGCCAAGCCTGCATGAAGTTAGCGAATGGTTCGCTCACATTTTCCTCAACTTTCTCACGATGCTGCTCCTGGCTTTCTCCAGGTTCTGGCTGATGTTGTCGCGGGTTTCCTTTTCCGCGTCCTCAATGTCCACGTCCGCGCGTGCGGCCGCGTAGTTCCTCCTGGTGATAGTCTTGGCGCCGTCGAGTAGCAGCCGCCTGGACAGTTCCTCAATGAGGGCTAGCAGCTGGGTTTTCACACCCTCCCTGGAGATGACTGAGCCCTCCGTCTGCTCGTTCCTGAGGCGCTTTTCGCGGATATCCTCCGCTTTCTTGATGTCGGCCAGCCACAGGCTGAACTCGCCCTCGCCACCGAATTGGGTGAGCACCTCCCTGAGGGTCACGTCCAACAGGCTGCGCATGGCGCCGGGGCTGCCATCGTCCGCCTCCTTGATGGCAGACCCGCCAGGTTGGGGCGCTAAAGGCTCCAGTCTATCGTCCCTTGAGTGCACGAAACCCTGGGCAGCGGCCCAGTCCCGGTAGCAATCAGAATCAACGTTGACTTGATTGTCATACACCGCATCGAAAAGCGCGCCATCTGATCGCGTCATGTGCGTGGCCCACGTCCGGGACTTGCCCCAAAGCGTGGCGATCGTCGACTTCTTCACAAGGCGCACAGTGGGCCTCCTATGTTGCAGCGCTGAAGAATCTTCACTGGGTTCCTGTTAGTGATTAACGGCCGGCAGCGTGGCGCTCAGGTCCGGCAGCCGGGGAAGGGAGCCCTCGGTGGCACCCGCTCCCCCGGTAAAACCAAAAATCAAAGTTTCGTTTTTGCGAGAAACCCGCGGGCGCGAAACCAACT